TGCTTTTAACGCTTTGGGGGCTAAGTGACCTTTATATTAATTACTTTGATTTATTAAGTAAAGAAGATCACCTTCAATTCTTTCTTAGAGTATTCTTTCCAGTATCAATAGCTACTTTAGTAACAGTATTAGAACGCAATAAGAGACAAAAGCTAATTAAAGATATAAAAAACTATTTAAAAGAGTAGTGTAATATAGTTTATGGCTTTTATAGTTAAAAGAGATGCTGTTGTAATTCCAGCTGGTATTCCTGTGGCGAGTACAAATACGATCAATGTTGTTGATACTTTTAATATAGGGCAAACAATATCTTTAACAAAACTTAACAGCACACTATATAGATCATTAGGAGGAGCATTTAATAATTTTGTTAATGGTCAAGCTTATTGCGAGGCATATTCAGATAATGTAAATGTAATTGTAGATACGGTGTCTATCGTCAAATTTGGAAATACTTGGTATTACCAATATAATGGGGTTTACTACTGTGAGGACAGTTTTAATCAAGATTATGACATAGCTACTGTACAAGAAGTTACTAGCGGAATAATCCCCACAATTGGCTGGTCGCCTAGCCTCACCATCACCGCTGCTTAAAAAACATGAGCTTAATAATTAAAAGAAATACAACCTTCAAAATTCCAAGAACAGGATCTGGATCACCCACAACGCTTCCTCTTTCTACACCAAATCTGTACCTTTCTGGGTTATCTTTTATAAATAATTATGATAATTATATAAATCCAACTTTTGGAAACCCATTAATAAGACAAAGTAATACGGTTTGGGGTGGTTTTAGCTCTCCTGCTGGTTTATTAGTTAGCTCAGGAAATGTTTGGTATCTTTATGTTGGTTGTGAGCAATATTCAGAAGAAGAAGGCTGGCAATACTCTGCCGTAGAGGTGGCACAAAATTATTCTGGAACTGGATCAATCCCGCTAACTGGATGGTCATACATTCAAGGTGCTTTTACTATCACTGGAACACTAGTGATAAGCACAACTCCATAATTTTACTTAACTCTCTCTACTAAATAATATACATAAACCAATACAGCAAAACAAATTAAAGTAGTAGAAATGGTCATATTATTATTATATTAGAAAAGATATTTTTTTGCTATATAATATTATATGAATTTAAACCTTCTCAAGTCTCATCCATATATTTCTCCAGATATTAAAATAGAAAAATTTACCGATCCCTACTCATATATCATTATTGATAATTTATTTAAACCAGAGATTTATCAAAAAATGTGTGATAAATTTCATACTTATATATCAAGAGTTGAAAAACCTTTTGGTAAAGTAGGAGATACTGGATTAGATTATGACGCTTTAATATATCAAGTGAAAGAAGAAGACTGTTCAGAAGGATATGATTTTTTTAAATTTAAACTTTGGCAAATTTTTATATCTAATATATTTGACATAGAGTTAAATCAACATATAGCATATAGTTTACATTTTCATAAAGGATCAATAGAGAAGCCGTCTAGAAATGGATGGCCACATTTAGATTTAAGCATATGCTCTGCTATAGATGATCCAGAAAAATCAATAAAACTCAATGGGGATTGTAATTACGCAGATGATACATTTAATGCTCAACCTCAAACAAAAAAAATAATGAGAAGCGTTGCAATGTTATATTATTTTAATAATAAAAATGACCAACAAGAAGGAGATGGTGGAGGCACTGGAGTTTTTAAAAATTATAATTCTAATTCTTTTGTCAAAGAAGTCAAGCCAATTAATAATAGATTATTTGCGTTTGAGATAAGCCCCAAATCTTATCATGGATTCGTTGGAGCTAAATTTGATAGATCTGCAATGGTATCTTGGTTTCATAGTAACCCGAGTTATATTGTAAGTAAAAATTTAGATTTATACAAACAAAGGTTCATGCAAAACGGCGAAGTATTTGAATATTGGAAAAAAGACAATAGATGGACGCTTGATATGGATCCAGAATATAATAAATTTTTTAATCAACCATATAATGAATTATTTAAAAGATGAAAAAAGACGTTATTATTGTAGAAAATTTTTATCAAGATCCTGATAAAATAAGAGATTATGCTCTTAATGAATTAAAAAATAATAATTATCTTCCATACGGTTCATCTACTTGGTATGCATCTAAATTCAAAGAATGGAATGAATGCCCATTTAAATCTTCCGAATCTTTAATAAATAGATTAAATGATATAATTAACGAAGAAATTGATTTAGATTTTTGGAGAAAAAGTTATCCTCCTCATGGAAGCAAAGAAGACTCTATTAGAGAAAATAAAAGTTGTAAATGGAATTGTACTTTTCATATTAAACCTTTAACTGGTCAAAAATTAGGCCAAGGAGTGCACAACCATGTAACAGATTGTTGGAATTCTGTTGAAGAAAATGGATGGGTAGGATTAATATACTTAAATCCAGATGCACCAATTGATACTGGTCTTTTTCTTTGGGAAAATAAAAACCAACAAAAAAACTATGACTGGATGACTCCAGAAGAAAATTGGAAATTAATAGATTCTTTAGGAGCAGTTTTTAATAGATTAATATTATGTAGGGGTAGCAAACCTCATAGTGGAGCAGATGGATTTTCTGATATTTTTGAAAAAGGAAGATTATATCAAACATTCTTCTTTAAAACAAAATTTTCATCATCTAAAATTTATCCATCCGTATCCATAAATATTTAAATATGAAATATATTTATTCTTTTGTTCCATTTGAACATGAATATCTATCGAATACTTATAAATTCGATAATAATTTTATTAATCTAGCAAAAGCATCTATATCAAGAGTTAAGGATTTTGGTAAAATTATCATTTATACAAGAGAAGATTTAATACCTTTTTTTATAGAGAATATAAATAAAGATATAATTTATAAAAAAATAAATTTTTCTAAAACTTTTCATTGGTATAAAGCCAGATATTTATCTATTTTGAATGAAATAGAATTAGATGATGAACCATTAGTTCATATAGATTTTGATATGTTTTTTATTAGAAATTGTTTTACTACTAAAGATGATATTCCAGATTTATGTTTAAGTCATGGAGAGCCTCATAATATATTAGGTCAAAAAATTTTAACAGATAAAAAGATAGTTCAATCATACATTTTAAAATTTTACGATGAAACATTTAATTTTTTAAAAAATCAAAATTTTCCAGAAGAAATAATAAATATGAATGTTAATTTTTCTTATAATACTGGAATTTTTGGTGGTAAAAATTTAAATCTTATTAAAAATATTTGTGAAAAACTTCTAAACTTAGAACGTAAATACAATGATTTATATTTGAATATAATATCAAAAATAAATTTAGAAAAAATAAATCAAAGCACGTTACTTTTTGCGGTTATAATGGATCAATCTTTTATTGCTTATCTTTTTGAAAAAGAGTTAAAAATTCAACCAAAATTTATAGAAAATGAGCAAAAAAGTAATTTACTTCATTTTGCATCAGATGCAAAAACATCTTTAATTTTTAAAGATAAATTAAATTATTTTTGTCAATATTATATAAATGATAGCTCTTTTGATATTAAAAAATATTTTTATGGCACTTATTGATATTATTTGAAATGAATATTTACGAAAATTTACCATCTTTTGAAAAAGATTTAACTGGATGGGGTGGAGATCATCCAATTTTTGAAAAATTTATTTTAAAAATAAAACCTAAAATAATTATAGAAGTAGGTACCTGGAAAGGTCAATCCGCAATTAATATGGCAAATATTTTAAAAAGAAATAATATTAAATGTAAAATATATTGCGTTGATACTTTTTTAGGAACTTGGGATTTAGAAGAAAAAGATTTAAAAAATGGTTATTCTCAAGTTTATTATAAATTTCTTAATAATATTATTCACGAAAAATGTGAGGATTATATAATACCATGCCCAAACACTTCTTTATTTTATTATAAAAAATTTAAAGAAATGAATCTTAAAGCAGATTTAATATATATAGATGGATCTCATATGTATGAGGATATATATGCCGATATAAGTAATTATTCAAGTCTATTAAACTCAAATGGTATTATTTTTGGAGATGATTTTACTTGGGCGCCAGACGTAGGTAAAGCTGTAAATAAATATTGCTCAGAAAATAATAAAAAATTTGAATTGACAGAAAATAGATATTGGCAAATTTTATAAATGAATGTTTTAATATTAGGTGGAAGTAAATTTGTAGGTAAGAATTTTGTAGATTATGTATCTATTAATAGTGATTATAATATAATTCTAGCGAATAGAGGAATTACAAAAACTCCAGACATCTTTATAAATAGAGATAATGAAAAAGATTGTAGCAATTTAAAAAATAAAGAATATGATGTTGTGGTTGATTTTTCTTGTTATGATTTAAATCAATTTAAAAATACTTATCAATCTTTAAAGTTTAATAGATATATATTTATATCAACTAGCGCGGTTGAAGGTATCCCATTTCAAAATGTAAGTCCAGATATGTATGAAATGGTTAGATATGCCTATAACAAAAAAGAGTGCGAAGATTTTATTATAAGTAATATCAAAAACTATTCAATAATTAGACCTTGTTATATAGTTGGAAAAGATGATTATACCAATAGGTTTCATAAAAAAGATGATAAATATTACTGGAATAACGGTTTAGAATTAACTTATTATATAGAAGCTGATACTTTATCTAAGTTAATATTTAATGAACTTAATAATTCTTTTAATAGGATCGTAAACCCTTGCAAATAATGTGTAATAATTTATATGCCAATTCCTCAACCTAAAAAAAACGAAAAAGAAAGCGATTACATGGGTCGATGTATGGAATTCATTAAAGATGAAAAATACCCACAAAAACAAAAAGTCGCAATTTGTTTAAATACTTTTCGTGGTCCTCAAAAGAAGGCTAAAGCAGAAATAGAGATTGATTTTTCAGAAGATATCAGAAACATGAAGGCAAAAGTTAAGCCTGAAGATAATATTTCTTGACTATAATACTTATTTAAGATAAAATATTTATCTTGAATAATATAAAAGATTACATTATATCATACTATTCGGATTTGCAATCCGTCAAGAATAATATTGATCAAATTAAAGATTATTCCAATTATACAAATATAGTTAATTATAATAATGGTATTGGAGATGTTGTTACTTTAAATAATCTTTTATTCAAAGATGAAAACACAAGAAGCAATTTAAACATCTTTAGCCAATCTAAACATTTTTCAGATATTTTATATTTTAATAAGTTTAAAGACTCTAATCATATTCAAAGTAACGATTTTCTACGAATAGAACTTTTAGAGTTTCACAATCTAGGTAGCGGGCATCTTATACAAAAAATGCGTAGATTTCTTAATTTACCAATACATCGAAAACCTAAATCTTATTTAAATACAAATAAACAAAAAATTAAAAACAAAATTGGGATACATTTAAGCACGGGAGCAAGTGCATTTGGATTAAATTCACATCCTAGACCAAGACAAATATATCCAGAAAACATTAAAATTATAAATGATTTCATAAGTAAAAATCCAGAATATTCATTTGTAGAATTTGGTGGCGAATCAGTTGGATTGCAAAACTGCTCTAATTTTTGTGGTAAATCTATAATAGATTCAATAGAAGAACTTTCTACTTGCGAATACTTCATAGGCTTAAATAGTGGATTTATGAATCTAGCAGTATGTTTTGATATTAAGTCTATAATCATTATAAATATTCCAATAAACGCCTCAGATGTGGTCTTACCAGTTTTAAAGGATATACAGATATCAGATATGAATTGGCTATACCCTCAGAATGTACATCTTCATCAAGATAATGAATCTAAGCTAGTTCCAAAAATATCCTATGATAATATAAAAAAGGCACTTAATGGGGAAATATATCCATTTTGGAAAGAAGATTATTTAGATTTAATCTTTTAAAATATACATTATCTATTATGATTAATCTACTAGTTGATGAAGCTTATGCATTTGATTACTTAAGCATTCTTCATGTAAAGAAAAATATTAATCAACAAGTCGATTCTTCTTGGAAAGAATGCTTTGATTATATACAAAATCAAATTGGTGAAAATACAATGCAAGATATTGTTAATTCAAAAGAGTATCACGGAATGATTGACGCAAACCAAATTACATTTGATGCAGTAGAAAAAGCTAGGTATGGAGAAATCACAGCTAAAGAAGTAGATAAAGCTAATATGTTAAGATATGAAAAGAAATGCGAATTACAAAAAAAGTTTTTTAATTCAAATATGAAAGAAATAAAAACATGAGAGTTACAGTACTTACTTTATGGGCAGGGAATTACGGTCCATTAGCTCAAATAACATCAAAAAATAAAAAAGAATACTGCGATTTACATGGATATACTTTTATAGAAAAAACTTCAGATTTTAAATTTCAGCACACAGGATTTGAAAAAATATATCAAGCACTTCAATTATTAAAAAACAATGAATGCGATTTATTATATTCCTGTGGAACAGACACATTAATTACAAATTATACTTTAAAATTACAAGATATGATAGATGATAAACATGATTTTTTTATAGCAACAGACGCGAATGCTATAAATACTGATTCTTTTATTATAAAAAATACTCCAAAAGCTATAGAACTCTTTCAAGAAATCATCGATCTTTATGGTAAATATATAAAACATCCGTGGGCAGAGCAACAAGCTATTATAGAATTAACTCATATTGTTCATGATGAAAATTTTGTAGCTTGCAGAGAGAATTGTAACAAACCAAAATATGCTGATATAACTAAAATATTACCTCAACATATGATTAATGCATATAATTATAAAATGTATCCACACCATAATTTTCATGGAAGCGCAAATAGTATAACTCATTATCAACAAGGTCAAGATTTTTATGGAAATCGTGGTCAGTGGGAATATGGAGATTTTATGATACATTGGCCTGCGAGAACCTTAGACCAAAGAATTCATTTGGCTAACGAGTATAGTCAATACGTTATTAAATAAAATATATGAAAATTATATATATAACAGGTTGTTTAGGATTCATCGGTTCTTATATAACAAAACTATGTTTACAAAAAGGGTGGCATGTAAAAGGAGTAGATAAGATTACTTATGCAGCGAATAAAGATTTACTAGATGAATTTAATAAAAATTCAAATTTTTCATTTGTGCATTGCGACATAAATGATCTTAAATTTTTGTATGATTGTGATTACATTATTAATACCGCAGCAGAAACTCATGTTGGAAACTCAATAAGTAATAGCGATGATTTTATACATTCAAACATTAATGGTGTTCATAATATTTTAAATTTAATCAAGAATTATAGACAAGAATCAAATAAAAAACCAGTACTACTACATTTCAGCACAGATGAAGTATATGGAGATATTAGTAACGGAATACATATAGAAACAGACATCTTAAAACCATCAAATCCATATTCAGCAACAAAAGCTGCAGCAGATATGTTAGTTTTAGCTTGGGCCAGAACATATGGCATTAAATACGTTATAGTAAGACCAACGAATAATTACGGAATAGGTCAATACGTAGAAAAGCTTATTCCCAAAACATGTAAATATTTAAATCTAGGAAGAAAAATTCCTCTGCATAACCATGGGACACCAATTAGAAATTGGCTACATGCTGAAGATACAGCTAAAGCTGTTTTAAAAATAATAGATTCAGAAGTAGAAAATCAAATATATAACATATCAGGTGGTTTTGAGCAGTCAAACCTAGAGACCGCAAGAAAAATAATTGCTGCGTTTTTGAATTCTAATGATTTTGATATTAATGAATATGTTGATTTTTCATTTTCAAGAGTTGGACAAGATGTTAGATACGCATTGAATGACGATAAATTAAAAATGCTAGGTTGGAAATCTGAGGCAATTTTTGATAAAGAGATTTCTCCTATTGTTAAATACTATAAAAATAAATTTATATGGTAAAAATATTGATTTTTAATTTAATAATTAATATCATCTAATAATGAAAGTATCAGATTACATCATACATTTTTTAGAAAAAAAAGGAATAAAAGAAATTTTTACAGTTCCTGGTGGAGGCTGTATGCATTTAACTGACTCTTTAGGTAAAAGTAAAAATATAAAATATATTTGCAATCATCACGAACAAGCGTGCGCTATTGCTGCGGAAGGTTATTCTAGAATTAATAATCATTTAGGAGTCGCGCTAGTAACTACTGGTCCTGGAGGAATTAATACTTTAAATGGTGTGTTTGGTTGCTGGACGGATTCAATTCCTTGTTTATTTTTATCTGGACAAGTTAGTTTAAATCAAACAATTCAAAATACTAAATGCAGACAAATAGGAGATCAAGAATATCCAATTATTGAATCTGTAAAACCAATGACAAAGTATGCTGCAATGATTACAGATAAAAATACAATAAGATATCATTTAGAAAAAGCATACTATGAAGCTACTTCTGGAAGAAAAGGGCCAGTCTGGATAGATATTCCCTTAGATATTCAAGGAGCAGACATAGATCCAGATTCAATAGAAAGTTTTAATCCACCTAAAGATCAAGAATCTATTAATATAATAGATTTAGAAAATATTTTATCTTTGATTAATGAAAGCAAAAAACCAGTAATAGTAGTTGGAAGTGGGATTAGGCTATCTGGAGCAATGCAAGAATTTTATAATTTTTTAAACAAAACAAAAATTCCAGTTATGACTAGTTGCCATAGTGCGATAGATACTGTTAATGAAAGTTATGAATATTATGTTGGCAGACATGGCATATTAGGTCAAAGATCTTCAAATAAAATTATACAAGAATGTGATCTTTTACTTGTTTTTGCATCAAGGTTAATATTAAAGACGACTGGATATAATGTAAATGCATTTGCTAAAAATGCAAAAAAAGTGATAGTAGATATAGATCAAAACGAAATAGACAAACATAAGTTTAATATAGATATTAAAGTCAATGCAGATATAAAGAAATTTTTAACTTTAATCAATAAATCAATTCAAAAGCCAGAAATTAATGAATGGAGAGATTATTGTAAAAATCTAAGAAATGAAGATCGTTTTGTTTTTGATAAGCATTATAAATTAGAAAATAAAACTAGTGTATATGTTTTCATAGAAAAATTAAGTCAAATTTTACCAACCAATATTCCAATTGTCACAAGTGATGGTGCAGCACATGTAGTTACTCAACAATCTATAAGATTAAAAGAAAATCAAAGACTTTTTACGAATGTTGGATGTGCTTCTATGGGGTATGGATTACCAGCGGCGATTGGAGCATGTTTTGCAAATAATAAAAAAGAAATAATCTGCATAGAAGGCGATGGGAGCATTATGATGAATCTACAAGAGTTGGAAACAATTAATTATCATAATCTTCCTATTAAAATATTTATTATTAATAATAATGGTTATTTTTCAATTAAACAAACACAAAAATTATTTTTTAAAGGTAATGAATACGCATCTAACCCGAAGAATGGAGTTTCAATACCTTGTTTTGAAAAAGTATCACACGCATTTAATATAAAATATTTATCAATAAAAAATAACAATGAAATATTAAATAAAATTGAAGAGGCATTAAATTTTAATGGTCCAATTATATGTGAAATATTTGCACACGAAAATGAAACGTTTGAACCAAAAGTTATTCCAAAAGGAATAGATGAGAATGGAAAAATAATTCCTGGAGAATTAACGGATATGTTTATTTCATCAAGTTTTGATTAATTATAATTTATCAACTATAATCTATTATGAATAATATATTCAAAGATCTTTTCGTATTAGAAATGACAAATAATCATTTAGGTAATCTTGAAAGAGGTTTAAAAATAGTAAGCGAATTCGCTAAAGTAGTTAAATTTAATAATATAAAAGCTGCAATTAAATTACAATTTAGAGATGTTGATAACTTTATACATAAAGATTTTAAGGATAGAAAAGATATAAGATACATTCGTAGAACAATTGAAACTAAAATGTCAGATCAAGATTATGAAGTGCTAGTTAATAATATTAAACATCAAGGCATGATTCCGATGTCTACTCCATTTGATGAAAACTCAGTTGATTTATGTGATAAATTAAATTTACCAATTATTAAAGTAGCAAGCGCAGATAATAATGATTGGGTTCTTCTTAATAAAATAGCTGAATTAAGAAAACCAGTTATAGTCTCATTAGGTGGTCTATCATTAAAAGACACGGATGATTTAGTAAGATTTTTTGCAAATAGAAATATACCTTTAGCCTTAAATCATTGCATCGCCACATATCCAACAAAAATTCAAGATCTTCAATTAAATCAAATTGATTTCTTAATAAATAGATATCCATTAAATACAATCGGTCTTTCTACTCATGAACAAGGAAATTCATACGACTCAATGCTTATATCTTACGGAAAAGGAGCAAGAACATTTGAAAAGCATATTGATATAAATAGCGATGGAAAAGAAACATCTAAATATTCAGCGCTTCCTCAAGAAATAGATGAATGGTTTAAAGCTTGGCACAAAGCTAAAACTATTTGTGGTCATTCATCCATAGAAAGAATACTTCCGCTTGAAGAAGAATGTAATTTCCTAGATAATTATATTAGAGGAGTTTACTTCAAAAAAGATATAAAAGTTGGTCAAAAAATTAATAAGGATGATATTTATCTAGCAATTCCTATACAAAAAGGACAAATCTCTGTTAGAGAATTAATGATAGGAGATTACGGCTTTGTCTTAAACAAAGATTGTAAAAAAGATCAAGCAATGATGATTGATGATATTGATTGTGAATACTCAAGAAATGAAAGTTTAAAAAAGAGCATATATCAAAGAGGACTATGAATATATTTTTAACTGGGGGTTCTAGAGGTATAGGTTTAGCTATAAAGAATAAATTCGAATCAGAAAAACATAAAGTTTTCGCACCAAGTAAACTTGAGTTAAATCTATTAGATTTTAATACTATAAATAAATACGCAGAATCTTTTACTGAAGATATTGATGTACTAATTAATAATGCTGGAGTAAATAACATTTCAAATCTAGAAGATCTAGACATTTTTAATATAGCTAATACCTTGCAAGTTAATACTATTGCTCCACTTTTATTAATTAAAAATTTATCTAAGAATATGATTAAAAATAAAAAAGGTCATATAATTAATATTAGTTCAATTCTAAGTTATATACCTAAAAAAGGTAGAACTATATACTCTGCATCTAAGGCAGCTTTAGATTCTATTACAAGAACTTGTGCATTAGAATTAAAAGAGCATAATATACAAGTTAATAGTATATGTCCAGGATATGTAGAAACAGAACTTACATACAAGAATAATTCTCCAGAACAAATAAAGGAAATTAAAAACTCTATGGCAATTAAAAGACTTCTAAAGCCAGAAGAAATAGCAGAAGAAGTATATAAATTAGCATTAAATAAAGATGCAACAGGTCAAATTATATCCGTAGATGGAGGACTATCTAGTGTTAATTAAATCATTCTACAAAGATTACTCATTTTCATTTGATTCTAATATATCTATGGATAGTGATTTTATTATTGCGGACAAGAACATCTATAAACTATATCATAATAAATTTACTAAAACTCCTATACTAATTGATGCAATTGAAAATAATAAGACCATAAATACTTCGATAGATGTATGTAAACAATTACTAGAAAAAAACATAAAGAAAAATAGCAAAGTCCTAGTTTTAGGAGGAGGCATAACTCAAGATGTTTGTGGATTTGCAATGAATATATTATTTCGAGGCATTAATTGGACTTATATTCCAACTACTCTTTTAGCTCAAGCTGATTCTTGCATTGGGAGTAAAACTTCTTTAAATTTAGATTCATATAAAAATATAGTTGGTACGTTTTATCCTCCTTCGAAAATTGTAATTGACCGCAATTTTGTCAAAACATTAGATGATAAAGATTACTTTAGTGGAGTTGGAGAGATTGTAAAATTACATTTTATTGGCGGAGTATCATATTTTAAGCAATTCAATTTATTAATGGATAACATTTTGAATAGAGACTTAATAGAACTAGAGAATATAATAAAAAATTGTTTGTTTATAAAAAAGCAATTCATTGAACAAGATGAGTTAGATTTAAATAAAAGACAAATTTTAAATTTTGGTCATACCTTTGGTCACGCTATAGAAAGCGAAACTAATTATGAAATTCCTCACGGTATTGCAGTTATATTTGGAATGATTATCGCTAATAAAGTTTCCTCAAAGATTGGCCTACTATCTAATGATACAACTAAATATATATATGAAGTTTTAAGTAAAATTATTCAATCTGCTGGATTTAGCCCGTATCTTTTGAAAGATTTAAATAAAATGAATTTATTAGAAAAAACTAAAAAAGATAAGAAAAATACAGACACAAATACCATCAATATGATTCTGATGGACAATCTTTTTACTTTTGAAAAAATACCAATTTCTTTAAAAGAACTAGAACAAATTATATGAAGATTTTAATTACTGGAGGTAATGGATATATTGCTAAATCAATATATAATAATTTACATAAATTTCATCAAATAACGAGTATCACAAGAAAAGATTTTGATTTAGAAAATACTAAAGCTTTGAATAATTGGTTTAAAAATAAAAGTTTTGATATAGTAATTCATACCGCTATAAAAGGTGGATCTAGATTAAAAACTGAAGATCAATCAGTAATAGACTCTAATTTAAAGATGTTTAATAATCTTTTAATTAACAAAGATAAATTTAAAAAATTAATATCTTTTGGTTCTGGAGCAGAATTTATTATTCCAGAAACTTTTTATGGTAAAAGTAAAAGTATTATAAATAATATAATACAAAAAGAATCTAATTTTTATAATATAAGAATTTTTGCTGTATTTGATGAAAATGAATTAGATACAAGATTTATAAAATCCAATCTTATCAGATATATAAATAAAGAACCAATGGTACTTCATGTTAATAAATTAATGGATTTCTTCTACATGAAAGATTTTATTAATTTAATTAAATATTACATTGATAATGATAATTTGCCTAAACAAATAGATTGTTCATATAAACATAAAAGATCTTTTGTAGAAATAGCTAATTATATTAATACATTGAATAATTACAACGTACCTATTAATGTAGAAAAAGATGTAATTATTGGAGATTATTGTGGCGTTAGTGATCTACCAATAGATGTTATTGGTTTAGAAAAAGGTATACAAGAAGTATATATTAAATTAATATCTTTAAAAAACTAAAATATTTATTAGAAAAAAATTATTGAAAAGATTATACTCTTAAAGTAAGTAAAAAATTATAGAAAATATGCAAGACTTTAGAAATAATGAAGCAGTTAAAATAGATTTAGTTCATGCAAATTTACTTCAAGGCTTAATTCTTAGTCAAAAACCATCTTCTATTTTAGAAATAGGTCTTGGAGGAGGCAGAAGTTGTGACGCAATTTTAGCTGCAATTGATTTTAATAAAAACAATCCAAAATTTAAAATAGTAGATAATTGGATGGATTGGAATTATCAAATTCCACAAAATGTTATGGAAATATATGGTAAAAAAGCAGAAATCATTACTATGAATGAAAAAGAATTTGTTTTTTCTACAAAAGAAAAATTTGATTTTATTATGAGCGATGCTGACCATTACAGCACACATCAATGGTTTGAATATGTTTACGAAAATCTTCTCAATGATAAGGGTATATTAGTTTATCATGACATTAATCTTGTAGATGGATTTTGTCCAGCTGTAGAGATATATGAAATTTGTAAAAAAAGAAATATACATCATTATCTTTTTAATAAAAATTCTTTAAATGAAGAAAGATGCCAAAGAGGACTTTTGGTAATTTTTAAAAATTGATTAAATAAAACTAATGAGCAATAATTTTCAAGAAACATATCACGGCAAAAAAATAGATACTGCAAACATTCTTAATATCGAGGATGCTGCAAAAATCATTAATGGCAGAAAAACAGTAGTTATTACTGGAGTAACTGGCCAAGATGGTAGTCATATGGTTGATTTCCTATTAAAGAATACTAATCTATTAATATTCGGTGGAGTCAGAAGACTTAGCGTTTATAATCATAAAAATATTAAACACATTAATTCTGATAGATTTCATTTGATTAATTTCGACTTGACAGATTCTCACGCTATTGCTAGAACTGTAGAAAAACTGCAACCAGATTATTTTATTAATTTTGCTGCTCAAAGTTTTGTTGCAAGTAGTTGGGATTTTGCTAGACAAACTTGGGCAACTAATTCTACTTCAGTTCTTGATATTCTTGAAGCGATTAGACTATATAAACCATCTTGTAGATTATATCAAGCTGGATCAAGTGAAGAATTTGGAAATGTTGTTTATACTCCTCAAGATGAAAAACATCCACTAAGACCAAGAAGCCCTTACGGAGCAAGTAAAGCTGCATCTAGGCAACTTATTAAAGTCTATCGCGATTCTTATAAACTATATGCAATTCAAGGTTGGTTGTTTAATCATGAAGGCACAAGACGAGGAGAAGAGTTTGTAACAAGGAAAATTACTAAAAATATAGCTAGAATTCATAATGCAATTAAGAATAATGAAGAATTTGCTCCTTTGGAGCTAGGCAATATGGATGCAAAAAGAGATTGGAGTGATGCCGAAGATTTTATCGAAGGAATTTGGATGATGCTTAATCAAGATGTTTATAACAAAAATTACGATGGCACTCCTAAAGAATATGTATTTTCATCAAATGAAACTCATACAATTAAAGAATTTGTTGAAAAAGCATTTAGACATGTTGGAATAGAAGGTCGCTGGATTTATATAAATGATGGTCTTCCAGAAGATGAAATATTTTGCATGAAGAAAAATAATGATGATTTTCATTTATTAGTTAGAATTAATCCTAAATTCTATCGGCCAGCAGAAGTAGAATTATTGCTTGGTGATTCCACAATGGCTAGAAAAGAACTAGGATGGAAGCCAAAAATTTCATTTGACAATTTAGTAGAAAAGATGGTAAGATGGGATATTGAAAATTACAAACCATAAACTTTGTCAATTTATAGTTAAAAAATACGTTAATCAAAAAGTAGATTGGCCAAGAGAAATTAAAATAGCTCAAAGGCTAATTAAAACATATAAAGGTTATTCATTTTGGAATAGTTTAAAAGATTTAAAATTACCTAGTCTGGCTTGGTTTTTAACAGATGAAGGCAAGAAATTTATTGCAACAGAACAGATTAAAGATAAGCTAACTTTAGAAAGACCACAAAAGATAGAATTAGAAGAAAATAAATTAGGACAAGATAAAAAAGTTTGCCAAAAGCCTAAAAGTCTGTTAGAATTTATATCATATGGCAAGAAAATCTAAAGAAGAAGTCGTTGAATCATCTGGTCCAAGTGCATCAGATAGATTATTATCATTTTTGAAAGATAACAAAGAAGATCATTATAATTTTGAAGATGAAATTTATTATAAAGTATCTACTGGTAGTTTAAACCTGGATATAGCTACCAGCGGTGGTTTATGCCCAGGGTTGCATAGATTTATTGGAATGAATGAGGGTGGTAAAACCTCAGAAGCACTTGAAGTAACAAAGAACTTTCTTAAATCAGTAGAAAGCTCTAGAGCTTTGCTTTTCAAAGCAGAAGGAAGATTAAGCAAAGAAATCAAAGAGCGTTCTGGAATTAAGTTTGTAACTGATCCTAAAGAATGGGTTGATGGAACTTGCTTTGTGTTTGAGTGCAATATTTTCGAAACAGTTTCAGAATTGATGAAAGACTTGATTCAATCTAATGATGAGAATAAGAGATATATATTTATTCTTGATTCAGTTGACGGGTTAATGACCAAAGGTGATTCTCAAAAGAGTATGACAGAAGCAACCAAGGTTGCTGGTGGAGCAGTTATCTCATCCATGTTGATGAAGAAGATTTCCCTCGCCCTTTCTAAGCGTGGTCATATGGCAATCTTTATTAGTCAAGTAAGATCTGATATTAAACTTGATCCTTATGCTGCTAATAAGGATATTCGCCAAACTACTGCAACTGGTGGAAATGCTTTGTTGCATTTTGCTAATTGGATTCTTGAGTTTGAACCAAAGTTCAACAAGGATCTTATTCTTGAAAAACCAAATGACAAATATGATCCAGTAAAGAATAAAATCATTGGACACAATGTAAAGATTATAATTAAAAAATCAACTAATGAATCTACAAATTCCAAGATTCAATATCCAATCAAATATGGTCGCAAAGATGGATCTTCTGTTTGGAGAGAATATGAAGTTATTGATCAAATCCTTGCTTGGGAATTTGCAACTGCAAAAGGTGCATGGGTAACATTTTCAGACGAGATTATTGAAGAACTGAAAAATCAAAATCTTGATCTTAAAAAGCAACATCAAGGCATTGATAATCTAAGATCTTATCTTGAAGAAAATAAAGCAATTGTAGATTATTTTTATAATAAATTTATCAATACTTTGGCTTCATGAGACTATTAAATATTAACGGCACACTCGTTAATAAAAATGTAAGAAAATACTTAATAGATTGGGAAGGTAAAAGCCGTAGTAAATTACAGTTTAAGTTTAAACAATTCTTTTATCCCTATTGGAAAAATCATATAGTTTATGAAGAATTCCCAGTTTATGGAAGCATGCTTAAAGTTGATTTATTAAATGCAACTAAAAAGATAGCAGTTGAGATACAAGGCAATCAACATGAGAGCTTTAATAAGTTCTTTCATGATAATTCACGATTAAAATACCTTCAAAGTATAAAAAGAGACGTTAAAAAGGTAAAATGGCTTGAAACCAATGGTTTTAAATTCCTTGAACTGTATGAAGATGACTTAAAGAATTTATCACCACAATATATAGAAGAAAAGTGCGGAATATTAATTATTTAAGTGTAAAATCTGGTAGTGACAAACAAAAAGAAATTTAATTTTCCTAATAATCTGTTAAAGCAATTAGACGAATGCAGTTTCGGTGGATATATTTTATTTAATTTTAATTCTAAGGGTGATCCGCAAGTTTTTACAAAATTTGATAATCAAATGAATGCTATGGCTCTATTATATTATCTTGGCTCTTGGAGTAGTACAGTAGATCAAATGAATATGGATGCAACCGCAGATGCTATAATGGAACAATCAGATAAAAATAATAAAAATAATAATGATTTTGATAGTGAAGATGATGCAGAAGATAACGAAGAATAAAATACTTTACTTGACTTTTAATTTTTAACGTAGTATCATATATAGAATGATTTATTCTGTTCAGATTGAGCGACATGTATTAAGTGGTTTAATTAAATATCAAAATCTTTTTGCAGATATTGATACTTTTATTTCAGAAAATGATTTTTATAACGATGTTCATTCTACAATATATGCAGTCTATAAGAATATAAAACACAAAGGCGAAACAGTTGATAAAGTACTATTAGCAGAAAAAATTAAAAACTTAGGCATATCTTTTAAAGATGATATTAATATTTATGATTATATTGATAATCTTTCTTTTTCACAAATCACAGAAAAAGCAACAGTAGAAGCTTGCAAAGAATTATTAAAATTAAGAATTCGTAGAGAAATACTTGATACGGCAGATAAAATTAAAACTCATGTTTCGAAAAATAGTGAATTATCTATAGATCAAATTTTAGCAGATGCAGATGCCATGTATAATGGAAAAATATCTGCTTATACAACAAATGATTTACCAGTTAATCTTTTTCAAGATGCAGAAGATATTATTGAAGAAATTGGAAATTCACCAAAAGAAGAAACTGGATTAATAACTCCATATCCAGAATTTAATAGAATGTATGGTGGTTTAAAGAATGGTAATATTTACGCAATTGTAAGTCGTCCAGGCCAAGGTAAAAGTACTTGGATTAATGACATGTGTTTTAAAACATCAATCAATCCAAAAAATAAAGTCAAAGCTCTTATCTTAGATACAGAAATGCAAGCAATAGATATTAGATTTAGAATGATCTCTTCATTAACTGGTGTTCCAGTTTGGTATTTGGAAACTGGTAATTGGAGGAAGAACGAAGAAATGGTAGTTAAAGTTAGATCAGCATGGCCATTAATTAAAAATTATCAATACCATCATTATCATGTTGGTAGTAAAAATATTGATCAAATTTGTTCAATGATTCGTAGATGGCATCTTTCCCATGTTGGTAGAGGAAATCAAGCAGTAATTGCTTATGATTATATTAAACTAACTGGAGAAAAAGTTGGTCAAAACTGGGCAGAGCATCAAGCTATTGGAGATAAGATTGATAAGCTAAAAAGAATTTCAGAAGAATTACAAGCTCCAATTATCACAGCGATGCAATTAAATAGAAGCGGAGAATCTTTTAATCGAAAAGGTGCAGATGTTACAGACGATGCTTCTGCAATTTCATTATCAGATAGATTGCAATGGTTCGCTTCATTTGTTGCAATCTTCAGAAGAAAAACAGTTGATGAATTAGCTTTAGATACTCCACAATTTGGAACTCATAAATTAATTCCAACTAAAACTCGATTCCAAGGTAAAGATGCAGCTGGACACCAAGATATTGTTCGTAGATTAGATTGCACTGGCAAAGAAACATGGGCTCAAAATTATCTTAATTATAGAGTAGAAAATTTCAATATCACAGAACATGGATCATTAGTAGAAATTGCAGCTAGACAAAGAGAGCAATATGAATTAAATGACCAAAATCAAAATGATGGAGAATTACTATGAACGTCAAATTAATATCAGTTACCAAACCAGAAGTAGAAGGAGTCTACAATGCAGAGGATTTAGTAGCTTATTGTGCAAGAGTTAGCAATCCATCTAATCAAATAAATACAGAAACTGCTCCAAAACTTTTGAAATTTTTAATTAAACATAAGCATTGGAGTCCATTTGAAATGGTTGATTTAACAGTAGAAATAAAAACTAGCAGAGCAATCGCAGCGCAGATATTAAGGCATCGTTCTTTTTCATTTCAAGAGTTTAGTCAAAGATATAGTGCAGCAAATGAATTTGAAGATATTGAACTTAGAATGCAAGGTGATAAAAATAGACAAGTTGGAGAAGAATTAATTCCTAAAGATCATCCAGAATACGACAACGTAACTACTTTTATGATGGAAAGTTTAGCTATGGCACAAGATTGTTACGATCTTATGATTCAATCTGGAATAGCTAAAGAAGTAGCTAGAATGGTATTACCATTAACAACTCAGACCACAATGTATATGAAAGGTTCTTTAAGAAGCTGGATTCATTATCTTGATCTTAGAACGGAAAAGAATACCCAAAAAGAACATAGATTAATTGCAGAAGATTGTAAAAAGATTTTTATGGAACAATTCCCAACTATATCGGAGGCTTTAGAGTGGAAACAGGAGTAAATATTCATCAAATATTAACTAGTATGGGATATTCTCTGAAAGATTTCGGCAGAGAATATCGAACTAAACCTATTTATAGAGATAGTGATAATGATACTGTATTAAGAATTTATAAAGATTCTGGATTTTGGGTAGATTTCAAAGAAAATATTAGTGGAGATTTTAACTCTTTAGTTAAGATGAGCTTGAAACTTGAAACGGAAGAGCAAGCTAAAATCTGGCTAAAGAATAATAACTTTCAACATGTAGTAAATAAAGATGAAAAACCTAAAATGAAAGAGAAGAAAACATTTGATAAAGATCTTCTTTTAAAATTAAATAAAAATCATGACTACTGGATTAATAGAGGAGTAGAAGAACAAGTAATAAAAGAATTTCAAGGTGGAATTGCTAGTGCTGGCAAAATGAAAGACAGATACGTATTCCCAATATTTAATAGCAAAAATGAAATCACAGGATTTTCTGGCAGAGATATTACAAATAAAAGCAAGATCAAATGGAAACATTTAGGAGACAAAAGCTCATGGTGCTATCCAATGTTTTTAAACTTAGAGCAAATAAAAGAAACTAAAGAGGTTTTCTTAATTGAAAGCATCGGAGATTGCTTGTCTCTTTATCAAGCTGGAGTAAAAAATACTATTGTAACTTTTGGATTAGAAATAAGTATTTCAATATTAAACCTCTTACTTAAAATTGATCCTAATAAAATTTATATATCATTTAATAATGATTCACAGAAAAATAACGCTGGAAATGAAGCTTGCGAAAAAGGCATGAATAAATTATTAAGATATTTTGACTCAAGACAACTCTCAATTCAACTTCCAACTAAGAAAGATTTTGGAGAAATGAATAAAGAAGAAATATTACAATGGAAAAACAATCTTTAAAAACATTATCAGCATCTAGAATTAAAACTCTTGAAACTTGTTCTTGGGTTTATTGGCTTAATTATCATGCTAAAGTTCCACAATCTCAAAACGATGGAGCTTTAAGAGGTACAATCTGTCATACGATTTTTGAATTACTTTTAAATAAAAGACACCTTAAAAATTACAAAAGAGTTATTAAGAAAAACTCAATAGATGGCGATAAAGCTATTGCAAGATTAGTTAAGAGACTTGCTAAAAAAGTCGAACTTAAAGAAGACAATTATAAACTATTAAATGATATGATTCTAGTTGGCCTTAAAAATGATTTCTTTGGAGAAGGTGGGGAAATAGTTAAACCAGAATATGCATTTGATATAGTTAATGAAGAACCAAAATATCATATTAAGGGTTTTATAGATAAGCCTATTAAAATCAAAAAAGAAATGCATATAATCGACTATAAAAGCTCCAAATACAAGTTTAGGGGTGATGACCTTGAAGCTAATATTCAAGCTATGATGTATAGTCTTGCTAGTAAAAAATTGTGGCCTAAATTAAAACCTATTGTTAAATTCTTATTCTTAAGATTTCCAAAACAGCCAATACAAGAATTGACCTTTGATGATAATCAACTTAAAGGATTCGAGCATTATCTGCAACATATAAATGAATATGTTAATAATTTTGATGAAAATTCAGCACAAGCAAATTTTGCAGTAGATAGCGTTAAGAACAAATGGATGTGTCAAGTTGGTGGATGGAAATGTCCATATAAAGATCCTTATGAATATTATGTAAAAGTAAATGATAAAGGCGAAATAGTAGAAACTAGTTTACAGAATAATTTTAAAGATATTAAAGGATTCAAAGTAGAAACGAGAAAATACGAAGGATGTCCCAAATTTAATAATAAATCAGTATCTAAAGACGATGACTTTTTAGATTGACAAATTAATAGATTGATTATATAATAGGCCAATGGAAGTATTACCAGTTTTCAAGTCTCACTTCAGTATAGGACGATCAATCCTTACTTTAGAAGATGAAGAGATTTCAGAAAATGATCCAGATTCAATTATTGATATAGTTAAAAAGAATAATATTAAAGATTTATTTTTAATTGAAGATAATATGTCTTCATTTCTTCAAGCATATACTAATACAAAAAAGAATAATATCAATTTAAGATATGGATTAAGATTATCAATTAATGATAATATAGAAGATAAAACAGAAGAGTCCAGAAGTAAAACATCAAAAGTAGTTATATTCTTTAAAACTAATGAAGGTTATACTAGACTTATTAAAATCTTCACAGAAGCAGCAAAAAATGGATTTTATTACGAACCAAGAATTGATTATAAAACATTAGAAAAGATGTGGTCAGATAATGATTTGATGCTTTGTATTCCATTTTACGATTCTTTTATCTTTAATAATACATTAAAGAATTTCATTTGTGTTCCAAATTTTAATTTTACCAAACCAGTTATGCTTTTGGAAAATAATTGCTTACCTTTTAATTTTATTATAAAAGAGAAGGTTATTAAATATGCAGAAGCAAATAAACTTGAAGTACTGAACACAAAGAGCATCTACTACAAAACTAAAAAAGATTTCAAATCTTATCTTACATTTAGATGCATTAATAACAGAACAACTTTAAATAAACCAGAATTAAATCATATGAGCAGTGATGAATTTTCTTTTGAAGCTTGGAAAGAGCAAGTCAAATGTTAGTCAAAAAATTAACTATCAATGGCACAAAAGCTATCCAAAGAGAAGATCGAGAGGATAGACTAAGAGATTATAAACAATGGATTTATGATCAGCCTAAACTATATGCATCGGATATTGATCAAATTGAGTGGGGCTATCAAAATAACGAAGAAGAACCAGTCGCTGTTCTTGAATTGACAAGGATTGATAGAGAATTTAGACCTTCTGATAAATATTTCGAAGCTATTATCCACAGATTCTTCGTAAGAGATACTCAAGCTAGAAGAATTATAAAAGTTGCAAATAGATTAGGGGTTGATGCTTATATTGTCGCTTTTTTACAAGATCTTTCTGGATTTTCTATGTATAATCTTTGTAAGCAAGACGGATGGAAACACATCTCACCACAAGAATATTTAAATTGGCATTATCAAATAAGAGGTTTAAATGGAATGGTTAAAACAAACTATGATCCATTTTTAGATTAACATGGACGAACATCTTTTAAGATATAATAAAAATAAAACTTTTGTTTTCATAGACTTGGAAACATTTAATCTTTGTTTAAATTTTTCACATAATTTGCCTTGGCAAATTGGACTTATTAAAGCTAAAGGAGATTTTAGAGTTGATAGTAAAAACTTTTATATTAAATGGGATACAGATTTAAAAATAAGTGATGACGCAGCAAGAATCACAAGATACGATCATAAAAGAGTTCAAAAAGAAGGTTTAAATATTAAAGACGCTTTTCCAACAATCAAAGATTGGCTAGATCATGCAGATTACATTATTGGACATAATATTTTGGGTTTCGATGTTTATTTAATTAAAGAGCTTTATAAAACAATGGGTTGTCATTATGAGCATTTATTAAATAAGATAATCGATACAAATTGTATTGCTAGAGGCATAAAATATGGAACTCCATATAAAAATGATATAAATTTATTAGAGTATCAATACAAAATCTATCATACTAAAAAGAAAAATGTAAAAAGTTCATTGACAGCTTTAGGAAAAGAGAATAATATAGAACATGACTACGAGAAACTTCATGACGCTATTAATGATCTTGACTTGAATTTAAAAGTATGGAATAAATTGAAATGGCAAATGGAGATATAATATGGCATCATTAGACGACGTATATGACATGACACAGAAATTAGAAGATAATAATATTGAATATCTTTTGATTACAATTACCAAAGGCAAGAAGCAAGGTAAAGCTGACGTATTTTATTATCTCAAAAGTGCAGAATCTATGAGAGTTTTATCCAAAGGATTACAAGCATTTAATGAAGAAATAGATAAAATAGATAAAGAAGATAAACCAGAAGATGAACTCTAAAGATTTTTCCGCAAGTTTTAGCCAGATTGATCTTCCTCTGCATGGAGTAAGATTACCAGAGTTTGTTATAGATAAAGTATATAAACATCAAGTAGAGATTAGTGAAGACTCATCTAACTATGATTTCTTAAGAGCTTTATCTTTAAAAGGTTTCAAAGATTTAAACATTAAAAAAGATTCACCAGAATACAAGAAATATATTGATAGAGCTAAATACGAACTAGATACTTTAAAAGAACTAGGATTTATTGATTATATATTATTAGTTTGGGACGTTATCAATTATTGTAAAGAAAATAGTATTCCAGTTGGTCTTGGTAGAGGATCAGCCGCAGGATCATTAATTTTATATCTAATTGGGGTAACTAGAATTGATCCAGTTAGATACAACCTTTACTTCGAAAGATTTATATCCAAGATTCGAGCTAAAAAGCAGGTTGTTGATGGAGTAACGTATTTGGATGGTAGTTTAATGTGCGACGTTGATTTGGATATTTGTTATTATAATCGACCTAAAGTGTTACAATATTTAGAAGAAAAATTTAAAGGTAAAACTAGCAAGATTTTAACATTGAATACTCTAAGTGGAAAATTACTCATTAAGGAGTGTGGCAAAATTATTGATGAAAAATCAGAACAAGAGATGACCGAAGTATCCTCTTTAATTCCCAAAGTGTTCGGTCAAGTCAAAGATATTTCAACTGCTTATGAAGAAGTACCAAAATTTAAAGATTGGTGTGACGCAAATAAAGAAATTTATCAAATAGCTTTAAAATTAAGAAATCTAATCAAGAACAAAGGAGTCCATCCATCTGGAGTATTACTATCTTATGATTATTTAGAGAACGCTTGCCCAACAGAGTTATCGAGTGACAAAGAAGCTGTTTCCAGTTTCGATATGAGTTGGGTAAGTTTATTTAATATTAAACTTGATATTCTAGGCTTAAGAAGCGTTTCTGTTGTAGATGATGTTTGTAAAAGTATTAATAGGAAAGTTACAGATATTGATTTGAATGACGAATCAATATATAGAAACCTTCAAGACTTAAGATCACCACATGGATTATTTCAAATTGAAGCTGATACAAATTTCAGAGTATGTCAAAAAGTTAAACCTAAAAGTCTAGAAGAACTCAGTGGAGTTTTAGCACTTGCAAGACCTGGAGCATTACAATTCGTAGATAAATATGCTGCTCATACAAATTTTCAACAATCTGAAAGTATTCATCCATTCTTCGATGATATTCTAAAAGATACTGGTGGAGTTGCATTGTACCAAGAGCAATTAATGCAAATGGCTCATAAGATTGGTTTTACATTAGATGAAGCAGAAATTTTAAGAAGAATCGTTGGAAAAAAGAAGACTCAAGAGATTAAAGAGTGGCAATCAAAAATTAAACAAAAAATAAAAGAAAATAAACTACCAAAAGAAATTGGAGATATTCTTTGGAAGATTATGGAAGATTCTGCAAATTATTCATTCAATAAATCTCATTCACTAGCTTATGCAGCTTTAGCAGCAGTTACAGTTTATCTAAAGTTTAATTATCCTCAACAATTCTTTTTATCTTTATTAAAGATGACTAGACATGAACCAGATCCAATTGGTGAGATTTCTAAGATTCAAAAGGAAATGGCATCTTTTGGAATCAAGCTTTTAAGACCACACGTTATTAAATCTGAAATGGATTTCTCAATTGAAGGTGAAGATATTAGATTCGGATTACTTTCTGTAAAAGGTATTTCTGATAAATCAATTGAAAAACTAAATAGCTTCCGAAACAAATACTCGAATAAGTTTGAAATTTTTCAAGCAGCAGAAGAAGCAGATTTAAATATAGGAGTATTATGCTCTTTGATTCAAGCTGGAGCATTAACTGGCTTTAAACAAAGCAGAAGTAAAATCGTACTAGAAGCTCAACTTTGGAATATCTTAACTACCAAAGAAAAAAGATATGTGATTTCATTTGCCGAAAAGTTTGATCATGACTTGATTAAAATTATTAAACATTTAAATTCTTTTACAGATGAGAAAAATAAAGTTATTATCAAAGGTTCTAGGTTAGAAACAATTAAAAATAAATACGAACCTTATCTTAAAATTTACAATCAAAATAGCAAAAGTGAAAGTTTCGCTAATTGGTATTATGAAAAGAGACTTCTTGGTTATACTTATGAAAAATCATTAAGAGATATCTTCATAGAAAAGAAAGAAGACTTAATGACTATAAGTGAAATTCTAGATTTACCAGTTAATTCTAAAGTAGCATTTGTGGCAGAAATTATGGATAGTTATTCTGGCGTATCTAAAAATGAAAAGAAAACTAGATTCTTAAGATTAAATACTGGAGATGAAACTGGCAATATTAATGTCTTATTATTTAATGACAAGATAGATAATAATAAAACCCTAAATAAAGACAAGAATTTTGAAGAAAAGAATATTGTTATATTTAAAGGTATTAAAAAAGAAGATTGTATATTTGCAGATATCGCAGCAATTCAAGATCATCAAATTTATATGAAATTAAGCGAACTCAAGAGAAGTTCTTAATATAAAATATTTGACATTCATTAATAACCATGGTATTATCTCAATATGATATCATTTTATAAACCAAATAGTAAAAATACAGGAACAGCCTGTAGCTTCACAGTAAACTCAAAAGATGCCTCAATTTGGGGATCATTAATTAAACAAAGCTCATGGAATGAAGCTAAGAAGATTGGCTCATTTTCAAATAATCAAAATAATCCCAACAAGAGTGTTAAAGTTAAGTTTTCTCTTACAGAAGCTGCTGGCATTCTAGATGCAATTGAAAGGAATACCGAATTTTCTGCTTATCATACATCTGAAAAGCAAACTACCAGAATTAAGTTCTGCCCATATATTAGGGATGATAAACAAGTTGGATTTTCATATTCAGTTAATAAGGAAGACAAGCAAAATAGCGAAAATAAACAATCATACCTAATTGGTTTTTACTTCAATGAAGCTCGTCTTGTCAAAGAGTTTTTATCTTACGCTTTAAACTCTGTATTTGAAGCTCAAAGAATTGAAGCAATTAAAAATTTAAAAAATTCTAAAAAAGAACAACCAGAAACTCCAACTACAGAAAGCTCTAATAATCAAGAAGACAGCGAACTTTGGTAGTTGAATGAAGAAAAAAAAGCTATTATATCAATCTGATTTTAGTTTAGCCAAGACAGGCTTTGGAAGAGCAGCAAAAGCTCTTTTATCTTATTTGTATAAAACTGGTAAATATGATATAACTCATTATTCTTGTGGATTGCCATATGCTCATCCAGAGTTTCAAAGAACTCCATGGAAAACAGTTGGATCGTTGCCTAATAATCCTCAAGAAATGCAAGAGCTAAACAAAGATCCAAATGTAGCTAGGTTAGCTAGTTATGGAGCACATTATTTAGATAAAGTTGTTCAAGAAGAAAAGCCAGATGTATATATTGCAGTCCAAGATATTTGGGGAATTGATTTTGCAGTAGAAAAAAAATGGTTTGATAAAATAACTTCTGTGCTATGGACAACATTAGATTCTTTGCCTATTCTACCATCTGCACTTACCAAAGCAGATAAAATTAAAAATTATTGGATTTGGAGTAATTTTGCTACAAAAGCTATGCATGAATTAGGCCATAAACATATTAAAACTGTGCATGGCCCAATTGAAACTCAAAATTTTTATAGATTAGAAAATTCCAAAAGAGAAGATCTCAGGAAAAGATTTAATATTCCATTATATGCATTTATTGTAGGATTCGTTTTTAGAAATCAATTAAGAAAAAGTGTTCCAAATCTTCTAGAAGGATACTCTCTTTGGAAGAGATCAAATCCACATATTAAAAATACTTATTTACTTCTTCATACTCATTGGGGTGAGGGATGGAATATTCATAGATTAGCACAAGAGTATGGAATTAATTTAAATGAAATTTTAACTACATATATTTGTAGAAATTGTGGAAATTACGAAGTTAAACCTTTTCATGGGCCAGAAGTAGATTGCAGATTTTGTAATACTCAAAAATCTCAAATCACAACTAATGTTAGCTTAGGAGTCACAGAAGATCAACTAAACGAAGTATATAATTTGATGGATGTATATTGTCATCCTTTTACAAGTGGTGGACAAGAAATTCCAATTCAAGAAGCAAAACTTACTGAGCTTATTACTTTAGTAACAAATTATTCTTGTGGAGAAGAAATGTGCGAACCAGAAGCAGGATCATTCGAATTAGATTGGTCAGAATATAGAGAGCATGGAACAGAATTCAAAAAAGCGTCTACAAAACCATCTTCAATAGCTAAACAATTAAATAAAGTATACAATATGCCCATTCAAAAAAGAAGAGAAATGGGTAGAAAAGCCAGAGAGTGGACTATAGAATATTTCTCAGTTGAAACTGTTGGAAAATTTATAGAAGATTTTATTGATAATGCTCCAGAAACGAATTATGATTTTTCTACAAAAGAAGAAGAGAGGAATCCATACTTTCAAATACCAGAAATTAAAGATGACGCAGAATGGTTGACTTGCATGTATCATAATATATTAAAAATGCATCATGTAGATAATAATGATGATGGTCATAAATACTGGATTCAAGAAATAGCTAAAGGCGCAAAACGTAGTGATGTTGAAAATTATTTTAGAAAAATTGCAGCTCAAGAAAATGAAAAAAATAAAAAAATTAGCTTCGAAGAACTTTTGGGTGGAGAAAAACCAGAAGATAGAATTCTATATGTTATGCCAGAATCAATAGGAGATATATATATTTCCACTAGCTTATTCCAATCAATTAAAAAACAATATCCAAATAAAAAATTATATGTTGCAACCAACCCTCAATATTTCGCAGTATTAGAAGGAAATCCTTTTATAGATAAAGTTATTCAATACGTACCACAAATGGACCAATTATTGTGGCTAGAGGGCATTGGAGATCATAAAGGATATTTTGAAATTGCATTTTTACCACATATTGGAACTCAAAGAATGTTTAATTATCAACATAATGGTAAAACAAATATAGCTTTTGCTTTAAAAGATGAATCAAATTAAAGTACTTGTTCCACAACTCATCTCTCCAAAAGGAGCATGGTTTATTTGGAAGCAAAATGCAGAGAATATATTTAATAATTTAACATTTAAAAACAAACATCGAGCTGTATATGATGGTTATATTGAGGGCAATGAGCATAGATACGCTAAGTTGATTAGATTAAGAAATAAAATAATAGAGGAAAATCTTACTGATGATTATACTCATGTTTTCTGGATGGATTCAGATATAGTTGAATATCCATTTGATATAATTGAAAAATTATTATCAATTTCAACAACAGAAGTAGTTGCCCCATATGTTTATATAGAAGATAATGATTGGTGGCCTTGGAAAAGATTTTATGATATTGATGGATTTATTGATTCAAATGGAATTAAATTTGACTTTAAATCACCTTATAATAAATCCAATGGAGACGTTAAAACTGAAGTTAACTCTGTAGGCACATGTTTTATTATTCCAGCCCACCTACATAAAAAAGTATCATATGATATTAACGATAAAAGATTAGATCATGTACCTTTTTTTGAGAAAGTTCGGGGTTTAGGACATAGAATCATAGTAGAACCAAATATAGAAATAAGACATGCATTTTTACCTAAATATGGAGAAAACTTTCATTAATTTATGCACCTCGTAGAATCATACGCCACATCTTGTGGATTAAAAATAGGAAAACCATTTATATTGGAATCTTATTTTCCACTACCCTTTGATAAATATATATCATTTCAACCTTTTAGTAAATATACTGCAAAAGACTATGATTATTGGCAAGAGGTCATTAATTTAATTTCACCTATTTTAAGGCAGAATAATATTCAAATTGTTCAAATTGGTGGAGAGAAAGAAAAAGTCATAGACAACTGCTATACTGTGAATGGTCAAACAACAATAAGACAAGCAGCTTATATAATTAAAAACTCATTATTACATCTTGGTACTGATAGTTTTGGAGCCCACATAGCTTCTGGATTTAATAAAAGAATTATAGCATTATATAGTAATAATAATATAAACAATGTAAAACCATATTGGACCAATGAAGAAGATATGGCTTTGCTATCTCCGAAAATTGATAAAAAACCTAGTTATGCTGCTGAAGAAAATCCAAAATCAATAAATGAAATTAAACCAGAAAAAATCGCTCAAGCGGTTTTAAGACTACTTGGTATAGATAATAATTTACATCTCATGGAAACCATTTATAATGGCAGATTATATAACAATAAAATTTTTCATATTATTCCCAATCATGTAGTCGAAAGATCTCAGATGATAAATAGTTGTATTGTAAGAATGGATTTAGATTTTAATGAACAAAATTTAAATAATCAATTAAAATTAATGCCATGCATTATTGCTTCAAATAAACCAATTAGTTTAGATATTTTAAAAGAAAATAAATCAAATATCTTAGGAGTAAACTATTTCGTAGAAGATGAATCTAGTATTGAATTCATTAAAAACTTGAAAAATTTAAATATCAAATATCAATTATATTCTTATTTACCCAAAGAAAAGATAAATGACTATAAATTAGCCTATATTGATTATGGTATAATAATTAACGTTAGCTTAAAACATCCAGAAATTGAAAATGAAATCAAACAACATATGGATAAAAAAATCTTTTATAAATCAAATAATTTAATATTAAGCCAAGGTCAAGTATTTTTAAGCGAAAAAGCTTTTTTTGATAATAAACCAGTTAAAAATATTAATGAAAATATCCAAGAATTTTATGATATTAACATATTAAATGAAAATCCAGAAAAATTCTATATCTTTACAATGGACTTGACAAAATAATAAATACGAACTATACTCATAGAATGAGTCCAAAAATTAAAGATAACGAAAATACTACCACTATTGGTAGTTCTGAATTGGTTGATTTAAATGTAGTACCAAAGGATACCCAACCAGTAATTCAAGTTGTTCCTCCAAATCTTATTACCAGAAATCAATATGGACTAATTGATGATAAAAATCATAACTATATATTTAATGATGATGGAACAATTAATTGGCGTAAAATGGTAAAAACCGAGCATCTTGTTCCTAATAGACAAAAGACTCAAGAAACAGATGTATCAAAACTTCAAGATAAAGATTTGCTTATTCTATTAGGTGGCATCAAAGAGCTTGCTCAAATTCGTGGATATACAAGCGTTGAATACAAAGTAGTTGCAGCAAGTGAAAACTATTTTGCAACAAGTTGTCGTATAACTTGGATTCCAAATTATGAAACAGGTGGTCGTGAAATTGTATTTGAATCTCTCGCAGATGCAACAACTAATAATACTAAATCTTTTGCTAGATTCTTTCTGGCTGCAATTGCTGAAAATCGCGCATTTGTAAGATGTGTTCGTAATTTTTTAAAGATTAATATCGTGTCTCAAGAAGAACTTGGAGATGCTAAATTATTAGATGAAGGATCTTCTTCTCAAGAAAATCCAACTTCTCCATTAAGCTTATTGGAAAAGATAATGAAACAAAAAAATATTTCATTTGAAATTTTAAAAAGTAAACTCATTAAAGAAAACTTTGATAATGTAGAAAATATAAACTCTTTAAATGATATTCCTAAAGCTAAAATTTTTGAATTAATTGAAAGAATTAAAAAAATTAAATAAAAATCAAGGACATCCAGGGCAAGCTTTATAGGGTTTGTAATCTGTTTTTCCATCAGAATATCCAGCCCCAAGATTAAAAGCGGTGTCTTTAGCTAAATATTTGCATCCACCATTAATTTGAGGTAGTAAGCCAAAGGATGCCATTCTTAATATCAATTCAAAAGATGAAAGATCATTAGTAAAAGATGTACTATAAGCTGTTGTTGGTACGCCAAAAAGATCCAAACTTCCAATATAAGGAATTCCATTTGATTGTTTAGCTATAGTACTGAGCGCTTTATCTTGAATGATAATCTTAGGATAATATAAAAAAACTTTTTTAGATCTGCAAATATAAGGACCAAATATAGATTTTTCTTTTTCTTTATTTGGATACCCCTTTTGCCTAATGCCACTTAATACTGTTGTGTAGTCACTAAAATCTATATGTACTGAAATTGGTCTAAGAACATTATTTATTTGAAATTTTAAAGTATCCATTATAGCTATTTCTTTAGTTTTAGATTTATTAATAAATGTAGAATCAGTATATTTTTTTGTTAATTTGTTTAGCTGTTCGTATTTAATTTCACTATTCGCTTTTAAAGTTTCCATAAAAGTCTTTATATTTTCTTTTGATAGATTCTTAAAAATACTTGACGAAAATCCTGATCCACCATTAAATTGATATTTACTTAAAATTGTATCATAACTTGAAAGACCAGTTACTTTCTTAAATCCTGCCTCACTAGAAAGATTAATTAATTGATCTTTTTGAATTTTATTGTTATTTTTTTCATCAATATAGGGGTGTTTTCTTTTTACTAATTTAGATAAAATTTTACTTTTTTCATCCTCAACTTTTTTTTCTTCATAGGTGTAAAGATCTGTATATCCAATTCTCGGTACTTGCGCTTTAATCACAGAGCTAAAAAGCTCATCTACAACCATTTGTAATTTGAGAGCTATGCTTTGTCCTATTAAAAGTGCAATTAAGCCACTATAACCTCCAGTAATTAATATGACTGTAAGTGGATCAACTGTATATGGTCTAGAAAGTATATCTATCTCTAAACCAAAAGAATTATAATACAAATCACTCATTTGAGTTTCTGTGAAAGCCGCAGGTCTAGCGGTTCCTTCTCCATATTCATTCTTATCTCTACGTAATCTTTCTCTTTCTAGTTCTTCTTTAACTTCTGGAAGAATATTTTTATCATTTTGCATCATTTTTGTAGCGCCATTTTTAAAAAAAACGTAATGCTGATTAATTGGTAAAGCTCCAAGATGACTAACTTTATTTAAAACATTTTTTGGATTTTCCATTCCATATTGAAAATTCCAATTAGCTGAAATTAATTCACTCATTCCAGTTATTAGCTTGTGCTACTACTACTATAATAAAAGAAAGGATTCATAAATGGAATTCCATAAGCTACAGGATTTCCATCATAATTAAATGTTGTCATCATTATATTATAATTAATTACTTGTACTAATTTATTTACTTGTTCTATCTTATTACTTTTTGTTATTGGCACAACTTTTCCTATTTGGGATGTATCATTAGTTAAATAAGCTAATGGAAAATAAGCTGCTGTTTGTCTTCTGTAAATAATAGAGCTTTTCAAATTACCTTCTTGATCAAATTCAATTGCAGGATTATATTCAAATGGTTCTGGATAGCCACTCCAAGGATTATCTAAATTACTAATTCCTATTTCTGCACCAGTCGCATAAAGATTTGGACCAATTCCAACTCTTAGATATAGAATTTTATTTTCTTTATCTACTTCAAATTTATCGCCTAATCCATTTATAGCATGACCACTTATATTTCCCTCTAAACTTTCAATTGTAGATTTTGTAGCATCATCAATGAACCCAGTATATATCATCATGTCTTTTAAATTGAAAGATCTATATACTACAGATCTAGGCTCAACAGTAAGATATATTTTGTTAGATTCTTGGACAGCAGAAACTTCAAATGGAATATAAGTATTTTCCTTGCTTGCTAGAGTTTTAAAAATTGGTGCTGCCATTTTATACTCCAGTTAAATTAATAATGATTTGTTGTTCATTATTTAAAGTTATTTTTAATTGAGCAATATCGTCATATATATTATTATTAATATTATTATATCTTACATTGATATTATATAAATAATTAGCTGATTCATCTATATAATTAGTGGTATAATTTATTCCAGTATTACTAGTTAATGAGGTATAATCATTTAAATATGTATAAGATGTGCTATTATCAGATGTATATATATTCCATGTATTAAGGAATGTTTTATTACCTAATATACCAGTCATATTTCCAGTAATAGCATTAATATAATTTTTTCTCATTAGCCCCGTAGCTAAAACAATTCCATATACTTGAGCGTAAAATATTCCAGTTGAATTTAATGGCTCATAAAAAGAAACTCCACTTAATAAGTAATTTCCATTTTCAAGAGTTGGTGTATTAGAAGAACCAAAAGTTTGTATAGATATTAAATTACCACTTTCTCCAGAAGTTGATGAAGTTAATTTTAATTTAGAACCAACAATTTCAGAATAGACTCCATAAGAACTAGTTCCAGAATTTATAATATTATTAAGAGTAGTTATAGAATCAAAATAAAGTGGAGGATTAAATAATTCTCCAGTGCTATATGTGAAAGTGCTTAATGTATCATTTATTGGATTTTCAATATTTATAAAATCAAATTCTTCTGGTGCATTGTAATTTAAATAATTATAAGCATTTAAATATCCAGTTGCATGAGATTGTTTTGCATTGATACCAGAACCAGTAACGATTTTATCAAATAAATAAATTCCACTATCAATTTCTAAAACTTTTCCAGTCAAAAATCCAGCTAAAAGCGCAGTTCCAGTTAAATTTTTTCTTGGTAATCTTACTTTTGGTATATTTCCGCTAGCTATTATATTTCTAATTTCATTTACATATCCAGTTCCATTATTCATAACTTTATTTAAAACAAAAGTTCCTGGTATGTCACCAGGATTATTCGCTATTGAACTAACAACATTAAAATCATCAAACCAATATTGATTTCCAGTTACGATATAATCATAATCTTTTGCAAAAGAAACTGTATAAGTATTTTCATTATAAAAATTATCTCTTAATTTAACTGTACCCGTATATACTCCAGTATATGTATTAGATCTATAAACTAATGGAGCATTAATTGTTGATGATACATTTTCTAAATTTACTTCTAATGGACTTATATTATTTTTATTTTTATTACCAGTTAAAACTCCAGATAAAAGATATTTAACATTATTAGAAGAATTTATAACAAAATTTTTATTTATTGGTACTACTTCTCTGCCATATGCATCATAAAAAGTTTGTCCATCAATAAAAGTTCCAGTATAATATCCACTAGCATTATAAACTCCTTCTGCGTTAGTTTCTCCTGCATCTATGAATTCTGCAATTCCAGTAATTTTTGCATAAAGATTACCAGAATAATTAGACTCATATAAAGTATCTACTCCAGTTAAAACTACTGATTCTGGATTTGGCACTGTAAAATTATAATCTGAAAATAAGGTTATATTTTTTACTTTAATCTTATTAAGAGGAAATGATTTAAAAGAATTTTGATTATTATTAAATTGCCTAAGTACATCTGGGTCAATAGGAGCACTCCTAAATCCTGTCATAAGTATTCTTGCGTATTTAGCCATTTTCCTTGTACCTTTTTATATATTACACTATATATTCAAGTAAATTTTTGTATATATTAATATTTATATTTTTTATATTAGATAAAACCTTCTGCTGAACATTATATTGTTCTTTAGCATAACCCAAATGAATATAAAAATCGTTTTTATTATTTATATCTTTTATAATGCATTTAGAATTTAAATTATGATATTCTGCATAAAATTTAAGAAATAATTGTTCTGGAATAACAGGTATATAAAAAGGATATTTTATATTTTTTAAGTATTTTATATTGTATTTTTTTCTTAAAAATTCATATATTAATATTGATTTTTCTGCGTAATCTTTTGCTATTTTTGCATCTTTAAATCCTAAAATTCCACAATTATAAGCTTTTTCATATTCCACTTCTTGTCTTAATTTATTATTTAAAAAAAATTTATCAATTAAAAAATCCCATTCTGGTATTACTCCAAGAGGAATAATATCTTTAAAAACATACATTAATTCTATATACCATTTGTTTTGTTTTAATATTTCTTCGTGTGAATAAATTAAATCATGGTTTATTAAATTTTCTGTTGTATCTCGTAATAAAAAAGTATCAAGATCTATAATTATTTGTTTTTTTTTAGTTTTTAAAACTTGCATTTTAGAAGAACTCCAATAAATATTATAATATTTATTAAAGTCTATTTCATTAAATGAATCATATTCTAGACCTATATTTCTACAAAGATTTAAATATTCTTTTGTAGAATAAAGATTAATTTTTAAATTTTGTTTTTTCAAACAAAGAAAAGAAAAAGATTGAAAAATCAAATGATTTTTTGTATTTGATATAGGTAAAAAAGCATGAGCAAATTCTATCATTCGTTAATTTTTTTAATCTGATCTATTGTTTCTTGTATTTTACTATCTTTTAAATTTTCTAAATTCATATAGTCCATATTTTCTATATCTTGAATTGGAATATCTAATAGAGTACTTAATAAATCCAAATTAACAACTGCAGAAACAGTACTACTACTACATGCTGCTGGTAATGGGTTTTTACGTTGAACATTCCATCCTGTAATTTTTACATTTTTTACAACAGGAAATTCAGTACATGTTCCATCAGAATAACATACTTTACCTTCTCCAATACAACCGCATAACTCCCGTACAGGAAAAATATCTTCACATTGCTCATCATAAGATGGAGCGACTGTATCATCTCCACATCCTGGTCCATAAAAAAGTTTTACATTGCAGGGGTATGGTTCACTTGGAGGATGCACTACTGCACATCCTGGTCCATCTGTACAATTATTATAATAGACACCTAAATCTAATGTTATATTGTAAAAGCATTCACCAGCCGAAGCTCTACGATTAGGAGCTGGAATTGGTTTACCATTACAAAGTTGTTCCATTTCACATGTTGGCAAGCACCAAGCACATCCTTGAGGACAACTTTGATTAGGACAATTAGGATCAACAACAGTTTTAAAGTCGCACTGATGCGTTCCACCAGGGCAAATACCTTGTGTGTATCCTGCTGGACAAGTACAATCTGGAGTACAACCTCCTGGTGGTGGTGGTGATGGTGGTGATGGTGGTGGTGGTGGTGGGGAAGGTGAGGGACTTGGCGATGGACTTGGACTAGGCGATGGACTTGGCGATGGACTTGGCGATGGACTTGGCGATGGACTTGGACTAGGCGATGGACTTGGCGATGGACTTGGCGATGGACTAGGACTAGGACTAGGACTAGGACTTGGCGGACGGGGCGAAGAAGATGAAGATGAACTAGATGGAGGAAGGGGCGAAGAAGATGAACTATATGAAGAAGATGAAGAAGAAACAGGGTCGCAAGTGTAGCAAGGAACTTCGATTCCAACAAGAACTGTTCTTAAAAATACGCCAAATGGACATTCTATTGGTTCAGAAAAATACCCAAGAGTTTCGCAAGTAATAGATGATGAACTAGAGCTTGATGATGGAGCTTTTGGTTCGCATCCATAACAATTCAAATCATTTACTCTCTTTAACACAACTTCATAATTATTTCCACAACTAAAATTTGAAGTAGAAGAATAAAAATAATCTTCACAAGTTGGTTTAACTGGATTATCATAAATATAGATACCAATTACCGCAGTTGAAATTCTATTTTCTCTATCATAAAAATATATATATTGATTATGCCAACCTAAACTAGAAATATATCCTATAATACGATTATCTTTGGTTAATTTAAGGGTATTATGAGATAATATACTATTTGTAGCTATAAAATCACCAAAACTTTCAACTTGATATTCTATATAAGTATTACTATATGCGCCTATAGAGTAATTTTTTGTATATAAGATATCGTCTAAACTTTTCATTTAATATATTATATTGATTTTAAAGGATTATGTTTAAGATAAATAATCATAATATGATATCCTAAATCTATTAACTTCTTCTGTTAATACCTGACTATCTTCATTTTTGCCACCTTCTTCTTCGATTTTACCTTTGCCAGTTTCTTGCTGTTCACCACTCATCTCTGGTTTTACTTTACAAGAGAAATTAATTTTATTAAAATCATAAAAACCAGTTCCACAAACTATACCACTTCCAGTTGGGCTTGGTACACAAATTGTACTTCCTTTAATAAAATTAGCTCCAGTATTTCCACTAGCTAAATTCTTTATTAGATCTTCTATATCAATCTCTTCTTCTTCTTCTTCTTTGTACTCTAATTCTGATGAAGTTGGTATTTCTCTTGTTATTGTATATTTTGTATTTTCAATTAAATCATATGGAATATTACTTAGAATATTTGCGTTAGGACTTTTAACGTAAGTATTAATTGGTTGTAAATTTTCAGAAGTTACAATTCCAGTCCAATCAATATAATTATCTGAAACTTCCATCCTAATAATTTTAGGAACAAGATAATTATATATTTGCAATCTAGGTTGTAAATTTAATTTTATTTCATGACTACCAAATTTTCCACTTCTTAAAGATATAATATTTATTATATCATTTCCACCCTCATCAATTCCACCATCAATTCCAGTTAATAATGGACCATATTCATATTGAGGAGCTTTATTATATTTTAATGGCATCCAAGAATACAATCCAGAAGAAGCTAATTTGTAGTTGATATTATCAATTAAACTTTGTTTTCCACTAAAATAATTATATCCAATAATTCCAGTAGAATATATAAATTCCGTTGTATATTCTTTTATGTTTGGTCTTATACCATACAATGATGTATATACTTTTTCGTAATCAAATGGATATTGTTTAAATGTAATTTTGTCTCCATCATAAAAACTATTAACTCCAATTTGTCCAGAATAATAATTTAAATTATATTTTAATTTAATTGTTAATGGGCTTGAATCATCTAAGAAAAATACTCCTGAGTATATTTTATCTCCACTTGTAGCAGTCTTAGCAAAATTTAAATTAGCGAAAATTTTATCTACTTCAGAATCGCTACATCCATATTCTTTACAAGAACAGCATAAGGAAGCTAATTCTTCATCTAAAGCTACTCTATAATTATTTGGGTTTGGAGATGAAAAAAAGTTTAAATATTCGATAGATGCTTGTGGTAAATATTTTATAGGTATATCTATATAAGTTTCACCACCTTGATATCTTTTTCCAGCATCTGTACAAATTACGCAAAATTGAGTAGTACATGCTGCAGACTGACCAGATTTAATAATAATACTTGGTATACATGAATTGAAATATGCTCCACTAATTTCTCTATAAAATAGAAATGGACTATCTATTGTTCCACTAATTGATCTTTCAAAATCTATAGCAAATGCGGTTGGATCTTGGCTATTTAAACTATTAAATCCAGATCCAAACACTAATTCTCTTGGACCTAGTGCGTAAGTAGCCCAAATTTTATCTTGGTTTTCTATATATATTTCTTTTAATTTTTCTCCAGTAATATAATTAACATTTAAAGATAATAAACTAATATTTTGATTTTTTCCGCTTTGACTATTTTGAGTATATAAGAAATCATTTTCATTTCCAGAAAGTATAGTTGTATAATTTCCAGGTTGTAAAAAGTATAAAAATCCAGTTTGTGTTCCTGTTATGTAATTTCCACTTTGTAAGTAATTATTGTTATTATCAAATACTAAAAACCTATACTCACCAAGATTATAACTTAAATTATTATTAACATTTTTATATTCAAATAAACAAGGTAAAGCTATGTTATTATTGTTAGATAATAATGGTGGATTGATTGTAATCTTATTCTTTAAGAATTTATATTTTTCATTTAATAGAGAGGATGTATTAGAATAATACGAACTATCATAATTTATAAAATTATCTACTTTAAAATTTTGTAATATTCTTTTTTGAGAAAGATACTCATTAATATTATTAGTAATTCCAACAGGTTTTACTGGATCTAAAATTTCTATATTTAAAATACTAGGATTTTTTGGTATATCTTTAAAATATCCAGTTCTTAAAATAAGAGAATTTAATTCAATATCGCAATCTTCTATATTATCTTCTTCAAAACCATAAAGATTAAGATCTAATAAAAGTATATGTTGTTCTCCGTTAGATGGTAAAAATTGTTGATAATAAGTATCTACTGTATTTTGTCTATAAGTTTTAGCTTGATAATCTATATATTTATTAGATGCTATTTGACCAGTAACTTTTGGTAATCCATACAAACCAGTATCATATTCATAAGGCTCTTTACTAGAAAATAATCCAGTATAAATTGTGCCCAAATAATTTTTAAATTGTATAAAAGAAATATCATTTAAAATATTATAACCTGCAAAATTAGTATAAGTTATTCCAGAAACAGGTAGATTTATATATTTTTCTATATATTGATTTATATTAATTTGTTCACTAGTATAATTATAAATACCAGTATCAAAAACTGGTTTTAATCTTTTATTACTAGTTTGTATTCCATTTAATAAAAATAAACCTGTATTAAATTCAAATTTACTTTGATCGGAAATACTTCCAGAACTTATAAAAGATAGTTGTCCATAACTATTATCACCCCAACCAGTAATTCCACTATTTTTTAATAATGCTATGCTAAAATTTCCTCCCGCACTTATTCCACTAGCATTTGCGCCAATACGAACTGGAATATTGATTTGACCATAACTATTATGACCCCAACCAGTTATTGCTCCATTTTTTAGTAATGCTAATGAATGATTTGCTCCTGCACTTATTCCTGTAGCATTCGTACCAATGCCAACTGGAATATTTATCTGTCCATAACGATTATCTCCCCACCCAGTAACGCTTCCGTTTTTTAGTAATGCAAGACTAAAATTTCCTCCTGCACTTATTCCTGTAGCATTCGTACCAATGCCAACTGGAATATTGATTTGACCAGAATTATTATATCCCCACCCAGTAACATTTCCATTGTCTAGTAGTGCAAGAGAATGTCCAAATCCAGCACTTATTTTAATTGCATTATTTACTATTCCAGCAGGAATATTAATTTGTCCATAACTATTATCACCCCAACCAGTAATATTTTTATTATTTAATATAAGAAGAGAATGTCCATGTCCAGCAGCTATTTCAATTCCACTTGTATTTGCTGGAATATTTATTTGACCATAATCTCTATGTCCAAAACCAGTAATTCTTCCATTATTTAATAAAGCAAGAGAGTGGTTAAATCCTGCAGAAATTTTATTAGTATTAAATAAATATTTAATTTGACCATAACTATTATCACCAAAACCAGTTATGGTATTATCACTAAGTAATACTAATGAATATCTCAATCCTGCGCTTATTGATTTTACGCCAGTTATCATTAAATTTTTCTTGGTATATTATACGAAGTATCAGTGTAAAAACTTTTTTCATACTTTATATTTGACACTCTATCAAAAGATATGAAATCATTCGTTTTAATATCTCCACTAGTTATGGTTAAAAATGGATTACTAAAATTATTATTTATAATTTTTAATGGATTATAATAAATTTCTAGAACCCCACTGTACACGTTCCCTTCTCCTGTAGTTAAATTTATTTTTTCAATGCAGCTTTCACAACCAGAAAGTTGATATCCATATTGATAATAAGTTTTAAGAGTTGGATCAAAGTTATCTAAAGTTCCAGAATCTTGAAATGAAAGATCTCCAATTAAATAATATAAAGTATGAAGATTAGACCAATCATTGGAATAAATTGGATTTTTTGTATATCTTAATTCATTACCAAAATAATTTAATATAAAATTAGAATCTATTAAAGCTCCACCGCCGCCAGTTGATTTAATTAAATTAATATTAAGAGTATCTTTTCTTCTTATTAAATTAGAAGAGAATGAAGTAGCATTTCCTGGAGTAGATATTATACCATAAATTCCAGTTGTTAATAATGCATAAGAATTACCTGTTGGAAAAAATTTACCATCTAAAAGATTTTCTGGAAGATAATATTTAGTTCCATCATGATATGCTCCAAAACAAAAAAGTTTTATATTATGTTTTAAATAATATTCACTTGAGGTCAATTTAATGGGTGCCCCAAAAAATTGTCCACTTTCATTGCCATAATAAAGAGTATTTGTTTCTTTATAAGTTTTCGGTATAGAAACATTAATATATCTATTAAGACCAGCGATTCCAGTTACTGTTACATATTTTTCTAATTTTTTATTGCCATATTCATCTAGGTATATATTTAATGGATTGCCACTATTTGATGAGCCAGTTTGGATAAATTGATAACTTTTTCCTTTTTCAAAATAAAGACCAGAAGCTTCAATATTATTAATATAATAGCATGCAGAAGAACCTTCATTACTATATACATTGTATATAGATTTAAATCCAGTACTTACATTATAACTTTTATCTACCATTTTCCTTGTTCCTATTGATAAATTACACTATAAATTTAAATCGGCACAAATAGTACTTTTAACTAAATTCATTAATCCAGAATGATTATTAAGTATATTTTGTTTAGATATAGCAAAAAATGCTATGCGATTTGGTATTACATTTGTACCACCAGCAAGGGATGGAAAGGCAGTAATTCCTGGACCAAATTGTTTATATGATCCAGTTGATGTACTTGCTGACTCATTATTAACTTGTATAAATCCTGTGCCACTATTTTGTATTCCAGCAGATAAGAAAGAATAATCTGAACTTTGACCAGCTGCATTTGTATTTACGCCAAAACCATTAGATGGAATACTTTCAGTATTCCATAGTCTAAACCATTTTCTGAAACCTAAAGTTTCAGCTATACCAAATCTAAAGCCACTTTGTTGAAAACTTTCTGGACCTAATAAAGTATTGAATGGTGTATGAGGTAGAGCAGTTTTATTGCTTTCAAGAACACTAAACATACTTATATTTGCTCCAGTGAATCTTATGCTATTAGAAAGACTAAACCGCGAATTATTATTAACAAATTTATATCCGCTTGATCTATGGTCTACTATATTAGTTGGTGAAGAAATATATCCACTAAAATTAGGATTTTTTAAATCAATAAAACCACTAGCCCCGCTAGCAAGATTATATTCTGATCTAAATATCCAAATATTCTCAAGTTTATCCCAAACATTTAAATTCTTTAATCCGCCAACAAAATCACTTATTTTATTCTGAATGGAAACATCAGATATATTTGTTTTAGCAAAATATTTTCTTGCATCTGGATCAGGTATACTAGATATTCCAAGTCTTTCTAGTGGATTATATTTAATAAATCCTATATTAATAGGATAATTTACTTTATATATGTATTTTTTATTTGGATTATAGCAGGTTAATCTTAAAGTTTTTTCACAAAGTATATCATCTTCTAATATATGTAATTTTAAATTATAAACTCCTTCATCTTGTAAATAACCTTGTAAATATTTAGATCCTGTATTATACAATATATTATTTGGCAAATTAGAAACACCCAAAATTTGAGGAAATCTTACGAATACTACTTCAAAATTCATTTGAGAAAAACCCGTATTATAATGACTTGTTGCAGGCTGATAACCTGAAATCGTACCTGTTCCTATTCCTGTTATAGCTAATACGTTACCCCCAGTTATTATTATAGAACCAGAATTTGAACTTATGTATTGTATTGCTGATTCGCTATGATTGCTTGTGGCATTTAAAGTATAACCAGTAGTTATATTTTTATTGATAACTGGAATATAAGGAAAATTTATAATTGCATTTGCTCGATTTACTGTTACCTGTTGAGTTCCAGTTACGCCTTCGTATTCTTCAGTTCCAGTATTGTATCCTGTCAAAATACTTATGCCAGTATTGATAAATGTTACATAATTATTATTGATAGAAAATATGTATGGATTTCCAGTATAAATTAAAGGTAATTCTTCTTCTGTAAAAGCAGGGTATATTTTAGTTTCGTTATAAATTCCAGTATAATAGGTCATAATTTTATAGTTTGAGTACCTTTCAATATTGTTAAATTTCTTACTACTGGTGTTGCGGCTTCATAGCCATCGTTTCCAGGTTGAGTTCCGCTTATTTGGAAAGTGCCAGTTTTTAACATTTTTATACCATTTCCGTCTACTATCCTAGCTATTCCGCTGTTGCTTATAAGATAATTTAATTTTAAATTTGAATCAGAACTTCCAGTTATATAAAAAATTGATTTTCTAAATTTTTGAGATGGAATAGAAGGAAATGTAATAGTTTGATTTCTTCTAGTTACTTGAATGTTTGCACTATAGTTCATTCCAAAAACATAATCGGTATCAGAATTTGATGCTTGAATCAAACATTCTCCAGTTCCTCGTATCACTATTCCGCTTTTGTAGGCAATATCAACAATTGATTGATTTGAAGAAGTATATGTTATAGGCAATATTAAAGAACTTTGCGAAGGGAAAAAATAAATTGGATCTCCAAAATTAAAATTAAAAGCACCTGAACTAAATGGATTATCTTGAATGCCTCTATATGGAATCGTTGTTAATGTTTTAGTTACAGGAATTCCACTATAATAATATTTGTTTCCAGTTTGTATGACACTAATTTGTGTGGTACCAGGATTTTTTATGGTCATAATCCCAGAATTATTTATTTCTAGAATATTTGTATCATATCCACTGTAACTGACTGGAAAATTACTTGAAGAACGACCAAGAAGAGTATAGTTTTGATGTTCTTGAATATTTAATACATTTGGTAAAGAAAATGATAGATCTTGATATTTACGAGAATATATTGGAATTTGTAACCTAGACGTTGTTGAATTATAAAAATAATTCTTGTCTTTAGAAATTTCGACAATTACTGTTCCTTGGGCTTTAGGCGTAACAATTCCTTGATTAGTATCTATTGAAGCTATAAAGTTACTTGTTGCACGATAAGTATTATACTGCCCATTCATAATTAAGAAATATTTAATAGGTATATTATTATTGTCACTACTTGTAACATTTAGAGCAAATGGTCCATCTGCAATAAATTTATCGTATAAAATTTTACTAATACTAGGAGCACTTGGATTATATCCTGTTATATTAAGACTTTGATTATATCTTGGTATACCTACGATAGAAATCCCATTACGACCATCGAAATTGCTATCTTCATACTCTCTATAACTTTTTATTCCTGTTAAAAATCCGTTTTTTAAAAGAAATAAAGCATTATTATATGTTGAGAGATCAAAATCTTCAACTTGACCAGTTAATTTTGGATATGCTGTAATCGAATAATTACTATTTACACTTCCAAATCCTGTAACTGTTCCATCAAATAATAAAATATCTGTTCTTCGATCATTGCAAATAACTTTTTTAATTTTTCCAGATATACTTGATGGATATGTGATAGGATCATTATCATAACCATAAGTTATTAGTTCTTCTATGTCGATAGAGCCGCCTAATAGACGAGAACTAATTCTTTTTATTCCTCCCCAACCAGTAATACTACCATTTGCTAAAAGTGCAACATTATGATTTAAACCAACTGATATTCCAGTAACATTTCCTTGAATAGATGGAGGAATTAAAAGTTGTCCTTGATTTTTATATATTGGATTATTGTATACTGCAGTACCTGTTGCCACAACAACACTTCCAGATTTTAATGAGTATAAATATCTACCAACAAAAGTATCATTTTTGACTACTTCTGTTATCCCAGTTAATACAGAACTCCCGCTTCCAAAACCACTAATATGTCCATTTTTATTAAGAACAATTGCATGATCTAATCCAACACCTATATCAGCGATTTGTTTGCTATTAAGTATATAACTAGGAATTAAATTAACATGTTTTTTAAAAATATTTTTTACTGCTCCATCTTCAAGAAGTAAATAAGCTCCATTTCCAATAATTTTTGAAGCACGGATGCTGCTAGTAAAAGTTGGCGTAGAAACAATAGATTGTTCTATTGTACCAGATTTGGATCGTGTATTTAAAAGACTATTTCCCCAAACGTTAAATTGTTTATCACTATTTATAACAAATGTTGATCTAGATTCAAGACTTGATTTATTAGCATTATATGATGGTCCTATCCAAGGTTTTGGTACGCATATATCGTTAACGATTACTTTTGGAGGAATATATGAATCTTTAGGAAAAACTTCAAAATTGGTCTTTCCTATCTTTCCATTATAATATACTTCTCTTGGTAATATTTCCCTTAGAAAACCTAATCCACCATAACCTTTGAAGGATTGATCTTCTGAATAACGATTTGTTTTATAAGTGATCCTTGAGTCGTTCATGTAATAATAATCGCCACCTATACCTCCTGGTCTACCAAGTCCCCATCCTGTAAGATATGGACCAGACTCGCCAGATACAATTGCTATACCATGATCTTCACCACAAGCAATTTTTGAATAATTATAAAAGCTCATTTATTATAAAACCCACTTACAATTGCATTTAAATCAATAAAAACTTTATCATTAATACCAGTTGGTAATTGATAGGTTAAACCAGTAATAAAAGATGGTAATCCATGACAAGATGTATCATTAAACTCAAAATAATCGTTACTCATATATTACCTTTATCCTTTAGTGTGGAATCTTTGCAGATTCCTAAGTAATTTACACTAGAATATGAGATATTTTAAAGGAAAAATATAGCCCAAGAATCACCATCAGCAGCAACAGAAAAATGACTATATTGAAATTTATTACTACGAGTATGCTTGAAAAATTCTTCAAAAGCCTTATCGTTTTTAGGTATTCTAAATACTTGGCCTTGGACATGAATTACCTTGTTTTCATTTTCTATAGATTGTAAATCTATTTTAATTTGCGGGTTTTGCTCTAAAAAATATAATATAAAATTTTTTACATTATCAAGATTTTCTAATGTATAGCTTTGTATATTAGATCTGCAAGAACAATTTGGATTCTTACTATAAGTATCTATTTTATCTGCAATAGGAGGCGCAAACTCTTTAAAAGATTTAACAAAAAGTACATCATTTTGGATCAACCATAATACAACTTGTGGAAAATAACGATTAAAAATTGGATTATCTTTCATATATTATATTATATATACAATATTCGAAAAGTCTAAAATTAATAATTATTTATATTAATACCAGAACCATAAGAATAATCTTGTCCTAAATTATAAGCTTTTAATTCTAGATTTATTAAATTATTTATAGGTTTGATATTTTTTAAAGTAATAGTTTGATTATATTGTCTACTATTAGGCAAAGCGTAATATATATTATTATATATTTTTATTCCATTAGAATAGATTCTAAATACATCATATATTGGATTGCAATTATTATTTTGTATAGTAACAGAAATTTCAGCAGAAAATTGATTTAAGTTATTTACATAACCAGTAACTAATTGAAAAGAAGGAACTATTCCACAACAATCTGAACAACTATTAAATTCGTCACAATAACAATCTATACCAGATAAATAATATTCATTTATTGCATAGTACTCATTAAAATTATTCCAAGGTTTATTATATACGTATGCAGTTCCTTTATTAAAATCAAAATTAGATGCGCCTACTATAAGTTTATTATATTTACTATCGACAATGAAATTATTTCCAAAAAATTCACCACCATAAGGATTTGGGTTTTTTATAGTTAAACTTTTAGACCAATCATTACCAGTTTTGATATAATTATTAATTGCTCCACTATAACTATTTTCAGAAGCAAAAATAAAATCTCCACTTTCATTTATAAATAAACATTTTCCCAATCTATCTGTATTTCCAGTTATTAAATATTCATTTCCCCAAGAAGCATTATTTTTTTTATAAATATAAACTGCACCAGAGGAATATCCAGATACATTAAAAGCATTTGGCGCACCAACTAAAATATAATTTCCTGTGTTATTTATATAAAAATTTTCACCAAACAAAGAATTATAACTATTACCTGTTAATTTTTGTGATTCAACCCAAGTATTATTATTTCCAGTATAAATAAATACTGCTCCACTAGAATTATTTAAAAGGGATCCAATTAAAACTGTATTTCCGCTATTAATTGCAACTTTATTACCATAGAAACTTTTATATGTATTATTAAATCTTAAAATTCCATCATTTTTAGTAAAACCAGTTATTAAATTCCAAGTATTACCATTTCCAGAGTATAAATAAGCTTTTCCTGTTAAAGAATTATAAATATTTGTACCAACTACTAATTTATTTCCTTCTTTATTTAAAGCTATATTATAGCCAAAAAATTCATCGCCATCTAAAACTCCACTAATTTCGCATGATTTATTCCATTGATTGTTATCTCCAGTAAATAAATACACTACTCCATCCGCGCTATTTTTATATGGAGCACTTATAGCTAATATATTTCCATCATAATTTGAAGAAATAGAAAAACCAAAACCTTCAGATAATTGATGATTATTAGTATTTATTTTACTTAATTCATTCCAACCCCATTCAGTATCATATTTTTTATAAACAAAAACTGTACCAGTATTATTATAATTAGGTGCTCCAACAAAAGCAAGATTTTCATCAGTGATTGCAACACTTTCGCCAAAAAAAATTCCACTTAAAACTTTATCAAAAATTAGTTCACTTGTTTTCATTGATATTTTTTATTTCTTTTATTACTTTTTCAATTTCTTTTTCTTTTAAATTTTCTAAATCTAAATAATTTAAATTTTTTATATCTTCTGTAGGCATATCTAATAAAGAGTCTAATAAATCTAAATGAACAATCGCTGAAACTGATGAACTTGGCGTTCTACAAGCGCATTCATTACAACTTAAAAATTGTCCCCTGTTATTGCAATGATATGCTTTCATGCCATTTATTGGTATTTCTCCATCTGTAGGAATTGTAACATTAAAATATTTTACATATCCAATTTGTCCAGGAGGACAGAGATTAAGGCATTGTGATAAAAGCTTTTCTGGATACCCCATTTCTGGACAATCGCAATACGTCTTACATACTTCGCATTTATATGTTGAATATCCACAAGCTGTATTTGGTGGATTTCCTGGAACATCGAAACTATTACAACTCCAACCCCAAGTTGCATTTGGATATTTTTCATTACAATTTTCACTATTACACCAACTAGGATTACCAACTCCACCATCATATTCCGCGCATACATCACATTGAGGACTTGGTCCTGGACCTGGACCTGGGCCTGGACCTGGGCCAGGACTTGGTGAAGGACTTGGCGAAGGACTTGGTGAAGGACTTGGTCCTGGGCTAGATGAGGAAGAAGATGAGTTTACAACTATAACAAGAGTTTCACAAGTTGTTCCACTAGAATTTGTTGCGCAAATTTGCACATAAAAATTACCACTTATTAATGGTGTTCCAGTAATTGTGCATCCTTCTAATCTTAATCCAGGAGGTAAATTATTCGCACTACAAGAATCATAAGATCCTGAAGCAGTAATAGTATAATTAAATGATCCATCTGTATTTATTGATACCAACAAAGGACTAGTAATAACTGGAAGTGGCATAGGACAATATGGTAATTTTTTTAAAGTATTCATTAAATTTAAAGCTGTACTTCCTACTATAGAAATATTATTATCTCCAAAGATTCCATTTCCAATTTGTGCAGCTTTTGCATATAAAGTTTTTAATTCTTTTTCATTATAAAAGAAATTTTTCTTATCTACTTCGTCGTTAAGTTCTTTATCTAGATAAATAAAATTAAATGAAATATTCCAATTAGAAGAATACGTGGCTATTTTATTTAAAAAAGTAGAATATTTTATTTCTATTGGATTTGTAAAATATGGATCCAAGACTTGGCAATCACTCGCGTCTGACTCTATATATGGAAAATTGTTTGTAATAATATTTATTATTTTCTTTTTATTATTATTCCAATTCCAAGATAAATTGTATACAGCGTAATCTATTGCATTATTTAAAGCTACTCCTTCTTTTATTTTTTCTAAAGGTTCTAATGTTTTAATAGAATTTATAAATTCTGGAAAATTTTTAGTAAAATTTTGTCCAATTATGTTTAAACTATCAAGAAAATAAACATTTGCAACTTCATTTAGATTAGAGTTTTTATTTAAAAAATCTTTAAATATAATAGAATTAGATTTAAATAAAGCTAATCCAGATCGGTTACTATAAGATAAATCTATAATGTTTGCAACTTGTATACCAGAATTACATAAACTTGGAAAAGAAATATTAGTATCATTGTAAATACTTTTCACTTTAATTTCATAATTTCCAGAATTAAAAACTCCAGAGTATGTTCCTATATTTGAGCTATTATATGTTAAATAATCACTTTCATAAACTGGCAAGTAGCCACTTATAGATCCACTCTTATAAAGAATGAATTTATGTTTTGTATTGTAAGGAGATGAAAAATTTTCTTCGCCTTTTAAATTAATTAAAAAATTATTTAAATTTTTTGTTGGGCAGAGTAAGTCTGCTGGTTTATTTCCAAATATTATATCTGGTTCACCATAAAAATTAGAATATTGAACATTAGAATCAGAAAATATATACGCTGCTCCTTTATAATCTGTTCCATCTCCAATTGCTCCTATAGCTGCAATATTACCAGAATGATTTAAAGTTATACTAAAACCAAAATTATCACCATAATCACTATCTGAATCACCTGTTATTTTTTTATTTAAAGACCAAGAGCCATTATTTGTAAAAAGATATGCTGCTCCAGCAGCTGCTCCATTCGTATTTAAATCTTGATACTCACTAATTAATGCAACATCTCCATTTCCGTTCAAAACTACTTTACTTCCAAAATTTTGCAAAGTACCACCATCTCCTGTGAATTTTTTAGATAAAGACCAATTTATATTATCTCCAGTAAATAGATAAGCCGCTCCAGATGCAAGATCACTATTTAAAGATCCAATTAAAAGTTTATCTCCAGAACCATTTAAATCTAAATCTATACCAAATTTTAAAACTCGATTGTCTCCAGTAATTTGTTTAGGGATTTCATCTAATTTCCAATCTAAAATATAAACTTTTCCAGAAGTTTGATTCTCATTTGGTGAACCAATTGCTAGTATATTTCCAGATTTGTTTAAAGAAACACTTGCGCCAAAAGAATTTGTATTTCCAGTTATTGTACGCACCAATTGCCAGTTTGACACACCGCTTTCGAAAATGTAAACTGAACCTGTATTAGTAAAATAAGGAGACCCCACGCTTATGATATTTCCACTGTAATTTATATCTAAACTTTGACCAAAAGTTTGAAAGTTGCCAGAGGATCCAGTTATCTTTTTTGATAAAGACCATAAATTATTATTATTTTTACTATAAATATAAATTGCACCAATTGCATTATTAGTAGTATTAATTTCACTAGGATTACTAACAGCAAGAATATTTCCAATACCATTTAATTTTAAGCTATATCCAAAATTTTCTCCAACAGAGCCAAAATTTGTTTGGCCAGTTAATTTTTGATTTAAAAACCAACCACTTAAATCTTGATATATTCCACCACTTTGATAAATATAAACTCCAGAACCATATGTTCCAACAGCTAAAGTATCACCAAGATAATTTAATGATGTGTTGAAACCAAATTGTTGGTTTAAATCATTGTTTTCACTAAATCTTTGATTAAAATATATTGGTAATCCCATAGTTAAACCTTTTGCCTATATTATTTTACACTATCTTAATCATAAGATATTAAATTTAATAACATTAAAATTATCAGCAATATTCTCTTCTGAAGATATTACTTTTTGTGAATATGCTGATATGTAATTGTTTGTTGAATAAAATCCAGTATTTACTGTAAAATTTATAAAATTATGATCCCAAACTCCTAAGTTTTCACAAGCTCCTTCTGAAAATACACCACTAAAATATCCGCTTCCACTTATAGTATTTCCAAGATGAGATATCCTAGTTCTTATTCCAGTTCCATAAGTATTTTCAGTTAAATTATTTAAATTTTCTAAATAAGTAAAGCCACTCTCATTTCCAGTAACACCAATAATTATAAATTTTGGTATACTTTCATCACTTATCAATTCAGCTTCTTTTGAAGCATATAATTCAATATTTCCTACTGGATTTCCTGTAGCTAAAAAGTAAAAAAATGGAGTGTCTGGACTACATTCATCAATAAATAAATTAAAATAATTAGTACCAGAAATCAATGCTATACCAGAATAAGAAATTGGTTCTGCAAGTTTACAGTCTAATAATCCAGAAAGTCCAGTAATAATACTCGATCCATCAGATAAAGTAAAATAACCAGAAATTCCAGTAGTACTCTTATTAAAGAAGTAATTACCACCTTCAAAAAATCTAAAAAAATTAGCATTTACTTTTCCAGTCGTAATATATCCAGTTCCATATCCAGTTGATAATAAATAATATGGATCACTAATAATCCCTTGACCATCTAAAGAAAAAAGATGTTTTCCACTAAAACTCTTTACATAATATTGACCTGTATCTAAAACTACTCCAGTAATATCTCCAGAATATATAGAAGTTACGAAATTAAAAACATCTCCAACTCTACCAGTTATTTGAATAGGGTTATTATTTTCATCTACACTATATCCAGTTGCTATAAAATTTCCTGTAGTATAAAAAAGAGGCCCACCACCAATATAAGGAACATATCCAGAAACATGTACTGTTATTTGTCCAGAAGATGGAATGTCTAAGTAAGCATAACCTGTTCCTAATCCAGTTCCAGTCACGGAATAATTAAATACAACATCTCCAGTAGCATAAGCAAACTGTTTTGCTGCAATACCAGTTATTTGAGTATATTGATAATTTTCATAGTATGGATTATATCCAGAAAGCGTAATTGGATCAGTTATAACTTGTTCGATAAATCCAGAACCAGTAATTAGTCCTGATATATTTTTATTTAAATATCCAGTACCAATAATATTACCAGTAAATAGTCCAGTTGTTCCACTAATATAATTTAATTGTATGTTTAAAGAAGATCCACTACTTGATCCATATTGTAAAATAAATGGGATTGTTTCATTATTTTGAATATTTTGATTTCCAACAGGAGAAATTGAAAAAGTATGAAAAATTGGTGCAATATATTCATTTTGAACATTTAAACTAAATTCGACATCACCATAATTTGTATTAGCAACAATTGGCAATGTTGTTATATTATTATTGTTAATTGGGTTTGTTCCAGAATCCGTCAATATATAAAAATATCCAGTATCATTAAATGACAATGGAAAACCAGATAAACTATATTGTGCTACACCATTAATTTGAGCATTAAAAATTTTAACATTTAAATTTGGTTTAGTATTAACAAATCTTCCAGTTATCGTATTTATAATTTGATTTGTATTATCATTTTTATATCTTGTATTCAGAATAGAAGCTTGTAATGTTGTTGCTTCTCCTTGGATTGAAAAATCAAAATCTATAGTTAATCCAGAAGGATCAACGAAAAAATAATTATAATTATGATTTGTAAAAAAATTACTTTGTTTAAAAAAGAATTTAGCAGAGTTATTAAAATATAAAGTATCTTTTGAGTCTTTTATATTATTTTGTAAAGCAAAAGGTTCATTGATTTTATATGAACCAAGTAACTTGTTGTATGGGTCATATAATTCGCCGCTTTTTACTATGAAACTATATTTTCCATTTGCTCCACTCAAACCAAAAGAGCCAGATCCTGTTAAATTATCTATAGATAGATTCCAAGCTGTGGATAAATCTCCAGTTTGATTTAAAAAATTTCTATAAACTAAAGAGCTAGTTATCATTAAATTCCTTTTGACATCCTATCAAAACTTCTACTATTTTGGAATTTTAATAAATCAGGAGATATACCTTTAATAGTTTTTGTGCTATATTGTAAAGTTGTTGAAATTCCTTGGTCTGAAATTTGTATACTAAAACTCTCTAATCCTTTTTTAATTTCAGAAGAATAATTTTGTATCGTAGGCAATCCTTTAATTTCTAAACTTAAAGTATCATCTGCTCCTGTATTAGAAAAAGCATTTCCAGTGTAAGCATCATGCATTCCTGTTATATGAGCTACGTTAGGTATACATCCATATCCTCCAGCTCTTCCACTAAAAGCATTAAAATCATCATCTGTAAATTTATTATATAGTACATCTAATCTTCTAACACTATCAGCGCATTTCATTAGAGTATCTATTCCAGTTTGAATTTTTGGTAATGTAACAGCTTGATCAAAAGCTTGAGTTACATACACTCTATAAGCTGGAATTCTAAATCTTTCACTTTGTAAACCTACATCACAACTAGTAGCTGTGTCTCCTCCTTTATTTTCAGTCTTACTTAAAATATCTTTTTCAATTAAATCTTTTTTAGTTTCTGGAACGAAAGTATGAGGAGGAGTAATTATGCTTGGTAGTCCTTTTAGAATTGCATTTCCACTTAAATCAATTTGATGACAATCATTATTTAATAAACCTATTGGAGTTAATGGAGAATATTTTCCACCAACCCTTCTAAGCGTTTTTCTTTCCTCAGTTGCTATTCTATCTAATGGATTTTTTATTTTTGTACCAAAATCACTTTGAAATGCAGGATAAACTTCAAATGCGCCAGTATTTACTGCAAAAATTTTAATTTTTTTCATTATGCCGCTCTTGAAAGCTTCTGTATTGCCAAAACCAAAAACAAATTCTAAAAATTGAGATCCTGGAGGAGTTCCTCCGTTACCAAATTGTGACCACTCTAAATGACCTAATGCTTTAGTTAAATTTTCATTATAATTCTCTTGAAAAGTTTGTGGTTCTGGAATCCATTTAGGTGTTCTTTCTAAAATAATTGCAGTTTGCTCAAATCTTGGTACAGTTTGATCTGCTTTTTTAATAGAAAACATTCCATTTCCACCTTCTGCATTAGTATATTCTGGAGGAGTACTTGTTAAACTAACGACATCTACATTATTAACTTTACTTTTTTGGATAGCAAAACCTTGAGTAGACTCAGGTATCTCTTTATTTACTTGGGGATTTTCTCTTGTGCTTTCTTTATTGTTAACTGGTTTTGCTGGATCAATTTTAGAATAATTTCCAGTTCCAACAACACATCCAAGATATCCACTTTTATAATATTTATATTGACTAAGAGGATGGGCTCCTATGCCATCTCTTTTTGAATAAATATTAGCTGAACCATCTGCAGATTCAATATTAGTATTATTTTTAACAAATTCTTCATTACCCGTCATACCACACAATCTAAATAAATTTTCTCTTATAAAAAATTTTCCTAGAAAACTATAAAGCTCATCTTCCATTTCATATCTTTTTGCTAATAAGTCTTCATCGACTTTTGCCACAATAAAATATCCACTATTTGCAACAAAATTTAATCCATCAGTATGACCCAGACCTAGGACTAAATCATTCCATGATGCATTTGCAATTCTTTGATATTCGGTTTTTTCTTTGTCTGCTTTAGATAAATTGCAATCAACAACAGCTAATATTGACATATTACCCATTTCATTTAACATTTTTAGATCACCTTTTTTACCATCTTCTGGAAATTGTCCTAATTGCGTAGATGAAGATGAAGATGATGAGTTTAGTTCTCCAATATCAACAAGATATTTCATTGCTTCTGATGATTTCGTAATACCATATATTTTTCTTGTCCAAAATAAATCTCTTAATAATGGATTATAAGCTCTTAATATTGATCCAACAATATCTGTATTTGAATTAATTTGTTTTCCTTGTACAGTATCTCTTGCCCTATTTCCTAAATAATCTGTTCCGTATAGAGCAGAAAGTACAACCGTTGTAGCTTTTGAACAATTTGCACTTTTTCTTTCTCCACCTCTTTCATACCATGATATTGCTCCTCTTTGATATGTATTTTCTGCACTTACTTCATGTTCATAAGATATTAATCTATCATTTTTATATTTGCCTACTATTTCATCAATTGGAACTTGAATTTCTTGGGTGGAAATATCTACAAATTTTATTTTTTTATCCATTACATCATAATACCAATTAAGACCAAAATCATTAGCCCAACTAGTTAAAACTTCTCTTAAATTACCATGATAATCTCTATAAAATTTTTCATATTTGGTTGGATTGCTAGAAACACCTGAAGGAACTTCAATTGTAATTGTAGAGCTTTTTTGTTTGGGTTGAAATTCATTAATTGCATCAATTAAATCTTTAAAAGAATAAGCTACTTCAAATATAGTTGTATACGCTAATTCTTTGCAACGATTATCATATTTATCTTCTGGACAAGTTGGACATGGATCACAAGGATCTACATTATATGCTTCTTGATGATCTATTAGATTGTCTTTATTAACATCACAAGGATGAAATAGTCTACCAAGAATCCAAAAAGTGTCTGTTTTTTTCTTTCTTAATTGCGTATTAGAAGGCGTTGATGTCTTGGTGGTATTGTCACTTGATCCTTCATCACCTTCACCACCTTCAGCACCTTCAGCAGAAGGTACACCAAGATATTCTGCAAATGTTTGTGAGTTCATTGCACTCATATCTGTAGAAAAACCATCAGTCCAACCATGTTTGCTATTTAATCCAATATAAATTTTATCAAGAATAAAACTTGGATCTATAAAAGATACTTGCAAAATATTTCCTTGAGAAGAATATGTATTTTTATATTTGTATGGATACATATCTCCAAGATCTAAATTTCCAATTTTAGCCCTAACTGAAGTTTGAAAATTAATAGATGGAGTTTGATATTGACCATTATCACTTATAACATTAATTTGTAATTCATTTGGTTTTTCACTAAAAGAAGGATTAAAAGAGCAATAATATATCCTACCGCCCATATATTTATTTGAGCCATTTAATGTTATAGATTCTACTTTTATTTTACTAGCCATTGAAATAATTGTCCGTATTATTATATATAATTACAGTCGATTTGTCATAAAAAGTTGGATTATAAAATTTATCATTTTCAGATATTTCATAATAACTATCAGACTTTAGCTTAATGCCGTTAAGCCAAATTAACTCACTATTTTTACTAAATCTAGGTAAATCAAAACTATACATATTGCCAGTATATCTAATATAATTAATTAAACTATTAAAGCCATGAACTAATCCTGTAACAGGAATATTTCCTGTAATAAAACTAATAGTTGTAGAACCAAAGTTATATTGATATCCACTTATTAATTTTTGACCATTTAAATATAAGAAATCTTTTTTAGACAAAGCTTGACCAGTTTGACCAGTATAATTAAATAATACTTCGCCAGTTTTAGCTAGATCACCTTCTAAATTATCATTAAATTCATACAAGGAAATTGGTGAGCCTACATTAATATTTGATACTGTATAATTATTACCAGTAGTTTGAGCAACTCCATTTAAATTAACTGAATAATTTAATCCAGTTGTACCAAATCTAAAATCTTTTGAAGCTTTACTCATTGCTAAACCATTGTTTAAGCTTATATTTAAACCACTATTAATTTGAAAAAGATAAATTTCTATAATATCATTTTCATCTAAATATTGATTTATTAATAGTAAATCTACGCCAAGATCTTGTAAAAATGCAATATTCCTTGTTAAAACATAATTTTTAGTATATTGTAAGTTGCTATTTTTTGTAGCAATTAAAGAATTATCTGGATCAAGTATATTTTTAGATTGCAAGGTATGATAACCAGAATCTAAGTATAATGTTTCTAATCCATCAATGCTAGATCCATTGTTAGTATAATTAAATTCATAAATATAATTTCCAGTTTTTGATGCGTTATAAATTCCAGAAGAAAAACCAGTTTGATAGGTTGTATTGCTTAATACTAATTTTTGAGAAGTAGATGTTGATGTTGTAATATCAATACCAGTTAATACATCGCCAGTAATAACTCCAATAATTCCAGAAATAAGATAAAGCGGAAATCCTGTTCCACAAAAATCTGGTATATCTTTATACCAACCAGTATTGTATCCAGTTACTCCAGAAAATAGTACTTGATTTTCAAAACCAGAGATTTGACTAACTATTGTTGTTATGGTTTCTGTTATTATAGTTGGCCTTTCTACTTCTATGTTATAAACAAAATAAGCATTACCAGAAACTAAATTTTTAACTTGTTGACCAGTAATGTTTTCGTAATATGTTCCATATTCTCCACAATTAAAATTTTTAATATTATTTACAATTGAAAAAAATGGATAACTATCGGTAAGTCCCCAGCCAGTTAGTACGTTATTATTTAGTAAAGCTTGAGAAAAAAGATTTCCTCCAGCGATTTTATTTACTCCAGTTAAATTATTTCCACCAGTTGCTGGAAATAAATTTTGATAATAATTACTGCCCCAACCGCTTATTCTTCCGTTATTAAATAAAACAAGAGTATGATCAGAAACTGATTGTATATCAATTACTCCAGTTAATAAACTTAAAGTATTATTACTCCAATTACCTGACCACATAAATGAAGAATTATTTGGGTCAACATTTTTATAAACATTATGACCCCATCCAGTTATTGTTCCATCGTTTTTTAATGCAAAAGACTGTTTCCATCCAGCACTTATTTTAGATATTCCAGTTAATTTACCAACTGCATTATCTGCAAATATTCCAGTGAATATACTGTAAAAACCACCGTCGTCGCTATTATATACATAACCTAATTGAACATATTTTGGTTTGATAGTAATATCACCATAGTAATCAAATTCATTATTTCCACTCCAGCCAGTTAAAGGAAATAAACTTGGCGAACCAATTCCACTATTAAAATAAACTATATCTCCGTAAGATTCAATAGCCCATACGTTATTACCATATCCTCCATCATTTCCAATGATCACATTAAAGTTAGTGCCATCTTTCCAATAAATTGAATCTACACTTCTATAAATATATAATCCATTAATTCCTGTATCTTGACTATTCTCAATGACTATTTGATATGGAATATTTAGATTATTAGTTACTGGTGGTGCATATGTATTTCCAGTTAGATTAATAATATCAGATAAACCACTATAATCTAATATCCAGCCAGTTGTATTATTATACAAGGAAAGACCAAAATTTTCAAGATCATTGATATATTTATATGCTGGTTTAGAGTTATAATGCCCAGTATAGTCTAGTATTAGACCTGATAAATATGTATAGTCTTCATATATTCCTGTGATATTGAGTTTTAATGGATAACCTAAAAATCTATCATTAATAGCAGCAACTTGACCGTGAGTATTAATTCCCCAAGAGATTAATGTTCCATCATTTTTTAGAAATAAAGAATAAAGTTCGCCTTTAGATATACCAGATAAATCAGTTAATTGTCCAAGTGGAGATTCTGAAAAAATTCCAGTAAAATAACTATTTAAATCATTATCTCCTGTTGTTCCAAATATGTTTCCAAGATAATTAGATCCCCAACCCGTGGCTGTGCCATCACTAAATAAAGCTAAACATGAAGTTCCTTTACAATCAAAATCTACAACATTAGTTAATTTACCCACTGGTGTTCCTGTCCAATTATTAAAATTACCAGTAGACCCACTTATTCTTCCGTTATAATTATCTCCCCATCCAGTTAAAGTTCCATCTTTTAAAAGAGCCATTACTGCTTTTGTGGCATCTGAGCCTATACCATAAGCTCCAAAAATTTGAAGTTTTTGTATATTATTTTTTAGTGATAATAAATTAGAAGGAATTGGCGCTCCTTTACCACTAATACCAGTCAAGTCTAAACTATAATTACTTCCTGTTATACTTCCATAAATTACTCCAGTATTATCTAAAAATGTATTATTAAAACAACCAGTTACATCAACATAACTATCAAAAACATGAGTAACATTGTCTGGATAGTTTTCATATCCATAAAATTCATTGCTTCTTTGGAATGTATAATAATAATTTAAATTAAATGCAAACTGATCTAACACATTGTTGAGTTGAAAATTTGTTATGTTATCATCAATTAATATAAAGTCTTTTATATATCCACTATAATTTGGAAAATTAGAAAATCTACCGCTACCTAAAACTATTGAACCAGTTACATTAGGAGTCGAATTGTTATCAATCTCAAAAGCTTCTGTATAAAAATCATCATAAGCTGCATTATAATAATTAACGAAAATATTATTTTCATATCCTCTAAAACAAACAATTCCTTTTGTATCAAGATTATAAGTTGGTGAAAGATATTTTAAATTCTTATTAGTATCATAATACTCTATAAGTAAATTGTTATAATCATTAACGCAAATATTAAATCCATAATATTGACCACTAATTCCAGTATTCAAATTAGAAAATAAAACACATGGTCCAGATCCAGTTTTTTCATAACTAACGATAAATGTATAAGAATTAATATTTAAATCTTTTAATGGAATATCTACTCTATTAGTTGTGTCAAAAAATAAATATCCAGTTTTTTTATTTAAATTAGTATTTAAATTTGATCCAACATAAGTGCCAGTATAATCTGTATATTCAGTATTATTATAAATATAGTTATTGCCACTAAAATTTTCAGTGTCAAAGAAATAATGAATTATATAATTCTCAGAATCAACACTTAGATTATTTAGAAAATATTTTGTACTATTTTTCATTTTAAACTTTCAAAAGTTTTATCGTTTCCAACTTTTTGTATAACATAAGAGAATGATCTATTTTGAGTATCAACTCCCATTTCATCTTTTAATAATAAAGTTTTAGTTAAAGTTACTAAATCTCCACTCTTATCAAAATCTGTAAAAAAGTTTTTTTGTGGTATTGCTGAAATATATTTTCCTTGAATTGAAGTGTTAATAATTGAATTGTTTATATAATCTAAATTTTCTAAGTAATACTTTCCTTTTCCACTTAAAAGTGGTGCAAAACTATTTTGTGGAAATCCAGCTTGATAATCAACGCTAAGACTTACATCAGTATATTGAATAACTTTAGCGTTACTAAAAACATTTGGAGATTTTATATAATTTTCAGAATAAGTAGAGACTTGAGTAACTACTCCAGCTCCTTCGCTAGTTGTTTCTAATATAAGATCTTCTCCAAGAGGATTATAAGTTTTTATTTGTTGAGAAATATCTTTTGATAAATCTGATGCAGTTGAATTAGAGTTTTTTACAACGGTTGCTGGTCTTGATTCTGAATTAAAAGTAGCATTTGTATTTTGTGTAAAAAAATCAAAATTAAAACTTAATGAATTACTAACTTTATTTCCATTCTGAGTTATTGTCAGATCATTAGAAAAAGTGGTATTTATTTCCATTGATTTTTGAACATCATCATAACTTGCTATATTAGATATAACTTTAAAACCAGCTGGAGTAGAAAATGGGTTAGATTTTATTAAAGCTTTTAAATCATTTTCTGTTGTATTTATTCCACCAATTACATTAGATTTTACATTTACTGTGGCTAATCCATCTATACTAGATTGAAATTCTGCAGAATGTTTTACTATACCTTTTTTTTGCATATCTCTTGGTAATAAATTTGCTGTGAAATTTTGTTGAATACTATAACTACCATTACTAATATCTGCAGTTTGTGAATCACTATTTAATACAATGGTATTAAAACTTCCAGCTTTGTTACTTGTAGAATAATTTAATTTCCAATCTGATACTTGTCCACTTAAAAGTGAAGCAAAAGTTCTTGCATCATTTACGGCGCTTGAACCATTTATAGATATAGCACTTACATTAATGCTTCTATTTATACTTATTGTACCATCAAGATTTTCAGTAACACTAATTTCATTTTTTGCATCAATAGTTTTATTTACATTATCATCCATAAAACTATAACATTCACATTCTACAGTATATGGGACATGACCAACCCAATTAGCTTCATTTAAAGTAATATTTGAAAGAGTACAATTTCCATTATTTAATGTAGAAAAATTATTAAAAAAAGTTATAATTGCTGCATTTCTATTAGTTGGTAAATCACCAAGCGCACCTTGAGGTAAAAATTCTCCTTCTATTGTAAAAATTACTTTATTTGCATATTGATTTGGTCCATTAAATATTGGTTCTATTCTTTTAGTAGCAAAAGCTGTAAAGTTATTAGATAATGAACCTTCTAAAAAATCTATTGGTAGGTTTATGTTACTCATTACAGTTTTACCTCTACTGGTGTTGTAACTTTAAGACTAATATCAGTTCTTTCTCTATGAGTGCCAAATTTTAACCAAGTTGCACTACCTTGAAATGTTCTACCTATTAGTTCTGCTGAAATATTTATTGATTTAATGATTTCATCTTTATAATTATTTTTTATTAAATCTTTGAATTTTGATATATAAGTTTTTATATCAGAGCTTTTTTTAAATAAAGCTTGGACTTTTAATGTTTGTTCTATTGGTCTAGATTGAGAACTTTCTTGAATTAATTCTTCGCCTGGAGTTTGTCCACCAATAATAATAAATTGATTTGCTAAATGAACAGCTGATTGGTCTGTTAATTCTGCAGAACCATAAATCATATTTTGGTCAGAAACATTAAAATTTGGTCTGCTCTCATAAGTTAAACTAAAATTAATAGATCCTTCACTAATATTATATGAAACGTCTCCATTTGTAATATAAGTTTTATATTTAGCTCCAGTTAAATCACTTTTTAAATCAGTATAATTTTTTGCACTTGTAAATTTAGGTTTATAATTATCATCAAAATAAGTTTTTGCAGCTGCTAATTTTTTATTATTTTTAGGATTAATTTCTTTATCTGGTGGATTATTTATGCCAGTTATATTACCTCTAACTGTTTTTCTTTTAGAGTCTTCTTTTTTAAGATCTTCTGTTGTGCTTACAATTTCTACTTTAACATTACCAGTATATTCTGGTTCATTAGTTATAGAAGCACTGGCTTGAGCAGTACCAGAAGCTTCATCTACTGTTATTTGCTTATTAAAAAGTAAGAAAGTATCTCTATATCCAGCTGGAGGAGTTCCATAACTATATAAATAATAAGCGCCAAGAAATGCTTGGCATCTACCTAATGCTCCACTAGCTTCAGATAAAGCTTTAGAATATAGTTCGTTAATTGTATAAGTATTTTTTTCTATTTTAATTTGAGTATTATCTGTTACAAGAATTGATCCATTATTTTGTATATTATAATTATTAGATCTTAAAATTGCAAATCCACCACTACTTCCTCTAAATTTGTTCTTTACTTCTATATATGTATAGGTTGCAGTTTTTTCATCGTAAACATTTGAAACTGTTGTTCTTGATGATGTTAATGAGAGTATATTTGTTGCAGCTAATACAGCTTTAGCAATAGTATTCGCTAAACCCTGATTAAAAGAATTTGCATTAGGACTAAATGTTATTCCAACTGAAGTTGTTAAAGTTTCGCCTTCTAAATTTTCTTCTTTAACTTGAGTTATTTTAATATCTTCTAAATCTTTTAATTGAGTTGTAGTAACTCCATATGTAGTTAAACCAGAAGAAGTTACTTTATCATGTATTTCAAATGTTATAGAAAAATCTTTATTTTTTACGTCTTGGTTATTTGATTGTTCGAAACTAATATTAGTTATTTTGGCTCCAGTAAATTTACTTAAATTTGTAAATGAAAGACTACAATTTTTACCTGATTTATTATCTTCTATTCCATTAATTATATTCCAAATATCATTATAACCACTAGAACCATTTAATGATATTAATTTTCCTTTTACAGTAATTTCTTGAACAATTTTTAATAAGAAATTAGCTTGATTTTTTTCTATCTTTTTAGTACCGCTAACAATTTGTGGATATTGTAAATTTATATTAAATACTTGATTTGCCATATTTTATGCTGCCATCTGAGCCCTCATTGATTGAGGGGGAGTGACAGTTCCTTTTGCCGAATTTCTAGATTTTTCTTCTACAATTTTTAATAACCCTTCACCAAATTTCTTTACTTCTGCTTCTATCATTTTTTGCAGATCCGCCTTATCATTTGCTGCTGCTTGAGCAATATTAATATTAGGAGCAACTGATATGTTGTTGGTTGTTTCCGTTGATCCTTCTTTATTAGCTTGAGTTGTTGGTTCTGGAGTAGGAGCTTGTTGTTTTTGTTTTTTCCTATTTTTGATTTCTTCAATTTGTCTTTGAGCATTCGCTTCTTCTTGAGCTTGCTCTTCTTGACTTTTACCACCAAACATTGGCGCAAGGAAATTGCTAGCTTTCTCTGTGAGATTTTGGCCAATTTCAGTTTTTGTTGCTAAATAATTTCCAGCTTCATATCCTCCAATTCCTGCTGTAGTTACTGCTGCAGCTGGTCCTAAAAGTGGAGCAGCTCTTCCTAAAGCTGGTAATACATTTTTTCCTACATTAAGTGCACCTCCAACAGCTTTTGTTGATACATTAGCTACTCCACCTCCAAGAGCTCCTCCAAGAGCACTACTAACTACGCCTCCACCTGCCCCTAAAGTAGTTAATAATGTATTCACCCAATCTGGTTGAGCTCCTGGAACCTGAGTTCCCATTCTAGATGCTTGATCTGCGTCAAAGGTAGCATTTTTTGCATTTGCTGATCCTCCAGCTGCTTGTTGTTGAGCCGCTGTTAAAGCTTGAACAGCAGCTGTATTTTCTTGCTGTGCTGCCGTTTGTTCTTGAAAAAATGTTCCCATTTTAGTATAATCTGGTAAATCTTTTCCAGTATAAGATTTTTCAAATGCAGCTTTACCAAGATCTTCAAGATTTAATTTTTTCATCATTTCATCAAATTTTCCAACATCTCCACCAGTTGCAACAATAGCTTCTCTTTGAGCAGCAAAATTTTCTTTAGCTTTATTAACGTATCCTTGTTCTCCCATTTTTACTAATTCTGGATTTGTTTGTTTTAACGTATCAAGAGATACTCCACTTTGACTCATAAGATCTATAAGATTAGATGAACCTAGATCTTGGAAAACTTGAGCTGCTGGACCAATTTTTTTTGCGCGAGTAGTTATAGCAGTCATCTCTGCTAATCTGGCTTTTAAGCTTGTTTCATTTCCTCCTTGAACACTTTCTTTTTTAACAATATTTTCTGCTCCTGCGTAATTTTTTACAATACCTCCACCTTGACCAGCGCCTTGCTCTGCTAAAGCTTTTGCTTTTTTAATACTTGTGTTTATTGATCCAAATAAAGCCTGAGCAAATTGATTTGCTTGAGCTGGATTTTCAGCTAATGCACCATTTACAGCGTCTATTGCTTCAGTACTTATTCCAGCGCTTTGTGCCATCATTTTTAATACAGCAATAACATCATTTGTATTACCAGAAACACTTGATAAGCTTTCAGCAAGGAAAGCTAAATCTTGAGGTGTTTGAGATAATGGCGCTAATAAATTTGAAGCTATTCCTTCCATGTCTTGTTGAGTTCCTAAAGTATTTTTAGGACCTTGTCCTTCCATCATGCGCTTGCCAACTCCACCTAAACCTGGAACTACAGATAATATTTGACCAACTTGGCCTTGAAATCCCATTTGTTTTCTTGCATCTAATTGTTTTTGATAAATATCTCTCGTTAGTTCTTTTTGAGATTGTTCGATTGCTCCTCCCCTTTGTTCTTTGCTTAGAGCAGCTTGAACTTCTTTTGGAGCAGATAAATTTTGTATAATCTTATCTTGCATTTCTTTTCCAAGTGGAGCTATGCCTTCTAATATTGCTTTTTTAAAGTCTGATATTTTTGCTGGATCTGGTTCGCTTTTATCTAATTCAGCAACATATTCATTAATAGTTGGAGTTAAAGAACTCATTACAGATTCTAATTGTCCAGATTTAGTTCTCATTACATCTAAAGTTTTATTTAAACTATCTATTTGTGTTGTATATGGTTTGTTGGCTGATTCGGACAATCCAGCAACTCCTTGAGCAGCTACCATGGTTCCTGCAATTGCTCCTCCGTATTTTTTCCCTCCAACAGAAAATCCAGAAGCAATTGTACTAGCTATTCCTAAAGTTTTAGATAATCCTTTTGTTACTTTATTTGTTTCTGAACCAAATTGATTTATAATACCTTCAGTTACAGAAAGACCAAAGCTCAAAGCCATTAATCTACCTTGACTGACAACCATTTTTTCTGATAAACCTGCTGTAGTTTCTTTAAGGTTTTTCATTTCTGGAACAGGTATGCTTCCTGCTCCAGGAGTTGCAACTGGTCTAGCAAAATTTGGTATATTTCCCCTTGACCTATTGATTCCTTGCTTTAATCCTGCTGGTTCATCTTTTGTATTGTAAACTCCTAGACCAAAAGGATTATTTTTATTCATTAAAGTTGAATCGGCTCCAACTCTAATTTGACTAGAAGAAATACCAGCAGCTTTTTCTCTACTTATTGCGTCTTGTAAAGCTGAAAAATTAGGTATATATCCCAAAGATTTATTTCTTCTTGAGCCAAAAAGAGTTCTAAATCTTCCTCTTTCAGAGGTTTCTCCTTTGATCCAAGGAAATATTTGATTGTATGCACTAGATGTATTTGATGATAGAGCTCCCTGTTCGCTTTTTCTTCTTAAATAAGATGCTTCATCTTTCTTTCTTTTTGCTTCTACTTCTTCTTTATATCCTGGACCTAATTTTCCAGCTAATTTGCCTTTTAAATCACCACTTATTAAACCTAAATCTAATATTTTTTGAGCAACGCTATTTACATTACCTGGCCCAGGATTTCCTTTCGCTTCAAACTGATAACGATCTCCTGCAGAAAAATTAAATAACTCTTTTAATTTTTGATTTGGATTAGCAAAATCAATTGGAGCATTTTGAGATCTTCCTTCATTTAAATTTCCAGTCGCATATCCAACTGCTGTTTCAAAAACTGCGCCAACAATGCTATCAAATGAACCTCTGTTTGCTAGATCATTAACACTTTTAATTCTTGCTTGTGGTTGTTGATTTCCAAAAACTTTTGATACAAATTTATTTGTAAATCTTACTAAATTATTACCTAATTGTTTTTCTAAATCTGCATCATCTGGTTTGACTGCTTTTTTTGTATTATACCCAGAACCTAAAAAACTGATATAGGCTTTTTTATCTCCATAAGTTGCTTCACCAGTATAAACTTTTTGTCCTTGGCCTTTTCCTGGATAAATCATGGCAACATATCTATTTATTCCTTCGTCTCCACCAACTACTTGATATTTTGTCCTTTCTTTTTTTGCAAAGTTAGGAATAAATCCATTTGATGCATAAGGATCGAATCCAGCAGAACGTTGGAATTGTTTTTTATAATTTTTTCCTGCATCACTATTTTCTGGAGGAATTATTGCTGGACCGCTAGCTCCAGGAAATTGAACAACAGATTCTGCTGTATTATAATACATTCCATTGGTTTTTTTAACTGCTCCTGGAGTATATCCTCCAGCATATGCTCCCATAATTTCTTGTGCTGCTGCAGCTGAGAAATTAGGAATATGTCCACCAGCTTTTGTTTTTGTTTTTACCGTTGGAATTGGTAATGCTGCAGCTGCTGGAGCAACTCTAGCAGAAATACTTGCACCAACTGCTCTTGCTGCATTTTGAGATTGTATAATTTTTAATATTTGATTTTCTATTTGAAGCAAAGAGCTTTCTTTTGAAATAATAGCTTGAATTAAACTTGGATTTTGAGCAAGAATAGTGTTAACTCTTTCTTGAGCTGCTGCGATTTTATCTGCTTGACTGCTAATTCCAATTAAACTCTTTAATGCTTCAGCACTAAACTTAGTCAATCCACCAAAAATTTTAATAAAAGCTGCACCAACAACTGCTAATCCTGGACCACTTATATAATTTCCTATACCAGATAAAATTCCTGTCGCGATTTGTGTTCCAATACCTTGACTCTCTTGTGGTTTATTAAATTCTTCTAATAAAACATTAAGTCCACCTAATCCACCTTTTATTGTTGGAGCAATTGTTATTTCGCCAACTTTAGCTGCAGCTTCTTTTAGATTAACAAAAGTTTTATTTGTTAGAGCTGAAAGAGTTTGATTTAGTGCTTCATTTCTTTTGATAGCTTGATCTGTTGCAGTTCTTGAAACTCCTAAAGCACTATTATAAACATTATATTCTTTTCCTAAGTCTGCTAGTGCTGCTCGCAAAATATTAATTTGGAATACGCCACCAACATCTTCTGCAATTGAAGCTTGTTGAGCTTGAGTTAATTTTCCAAATGTTTTTGCTAAATTATCTAACACTTGCATTGCTGGTAAAACATTGCCTTGTAAATCTCTAACAGCAACACCAACACCTTCTAATGCATCAAGAGTATCTGCTCTTTGAATTCTAGTGAAAATAGTTTTAAATGAGTTACCAATTACTGCTCCACCTCTAGCAGTTGTTTGTTGAGCAGAAGTAACAAGCGCAATTAATTGATCCAAATCTACTCCAACGTCTTGAGCAGTACTACCAACTCGACTAATAGCTTCTGCTAAATCACCAGTACTAACAGCAAAACTTGCATCAACATTTGCTAATTTATTAATAATTTGAGTAGAAGTTATTCCAGCGCGAGAAAATGTATTTACTGCTGCAGTTAAAGTTTCAACACTTCTTGCTGCATCTAATCCAGAAAGACGACTTAATATCAAAGCGTCACTTGTTCTTTTTAATGTTTCAGCTACTCCTAAACCTTGACGAGCAAATTCTGTTGCAGCTTTTGATACTTGATCGAAACTTTGACCAGTACTTTTTGCTATACCAAATAAACTACTACCAAATTTTCCAAGATCTTTTGTCGATGCATTTAAAACTACATTAATATCTGCTAAACTTTTTTCAACTTCTATGGTTGATTTTACTATTTCAGAAAAGGCTTTTTGAACAGTATATATAGCTCCTGCTGATGCACCGAAAGCTAAAACACGAGCATTAGATGCTTCTAATGATTTTTGGAATTCTGATACTTTACCAGTAATTCTACCTAAAGGCTGTGATAAGCTATCCTTTAGATTTAAATTTACTGTTCTGGCGGATATCTTACCTAACTTAGCCTCTAACGGCCTTGTATCTCCATCCACCGAAATGATAATATCACTCATAGATTAACCTTTTTCCTATGATATTATTACACTTATATTTTTATATTTTAGATAATTTCGCTAGTTCTTGTATACCTAATTTTCCACCTTGAGCTTTTGCCATATCATTCATGTCGTTTTTTACATCTTGCTTTAGATATTCCATGTCTTCTTTGTTTGCACCCATAACGAAACTCATGCCTTTACCAGAACTATTAGGGTTTTTAGACTTAAAATTAACAAGGGCATTATACCATTCTAATAGCTTATCTGCATTAGTTTTGGTTGCTGTATCTAATTTTTTAGCCTCTTGCATAGATAATATATTAGAAAAGTACTTACCATAAGTAAATATGCTATTTTGGTAATAAGTTAAATGATATATTGGTTTTCCAAATAGATAGTAACAATTTTCATCTGATACGTTAATTATATTTTGAAATGAATTAGACAAAGCTAAAGCTTTAATATGATTAATATTGAATTTTTCGATTATTTTATTATGTAAAACAATATATTGATAATAAGAATTACTATCTACATCTTCATTATAAAAATCAAATAATTTCTCTTTTAACTCTTTATCTTTATAAAATGAATTTAAAATATAAAAATATTCTAGCTTATTTTGAGCATATGTTTCAGCATGCATACCTAATAAGTCTTTTTTTTCATCTTCTAAGGCTTTAACATTTTTACGTAATTCAGTTATTTCTTTTTTAGCCTTATCCATATGAGACTTTAAGAATAAATCAGCGTAACTTTTTTCTAATTTTTGTAATTTCTCTTGTTTGTACTTTAATTCTTCATTTTGAGTTTTAGTCCAATAGTCTTGATCTATTAGAAATTTTTCTTTTTCTGCTAATGTAGGCAAACCTTTTTTCTTAGCTATTTCATATTGCTCAAAAAAGTACTCCTCGAACTCGCCAGAAGTAAACTCGCCAAAATGCTTTATGTATATGTATGTTTTATTATCTTTATCTAAAAGTTTAGAATAGCCATTACAAATTTCAAAGAATAAAAGTTTTAATTTTTTTTCTGTTAGATCTATCAAGATTCATTTTCCTTGTCAACAAAATCTTCTACATTTTTAAACTCTTCTTCTGTATTAGCTTTACCAGCATACCAAAAACTAACAAAATATGCGAACTTAGTAAGTACTTTCTTTAAGAATTTATCATTACCTTCTTCTAATTCATCATACTTTGCTATTCTTTGTTCGTAAGAACCTTCACCAAAAAGAGGAGAGTATATTTCACCCTCTTTTCTATAACATAGTTGTAAAATCCACCACATTAACATTTTGTTTTTGGCTCTATTTTCAGCAGTTTGTTCGAATATATTATTCTTATTATTCTCGACTTCCATTAATTCTAATCTTAAAGATTTAAGCATAGCTTCAAGGTTCTCTTTTTCCTTTTTCTCTTCTTCTGATAATTCTTTAGTTTCTTCTTTTGGATCTAGAATATCTAATTTAGCTTGAGTTTCACCTAGAGATTCAAGTATGTTTTTAATTCTTTCTAATTCATTTTCAGTAAAAATACCGCCATCTTTTTCATACTTTTTAATCATTAATGTTTTAGTTAACATACCAGCTTTAATTGCTTCAGCCAATTTTACGCCATAGAAAAGTTCCGCATCATCAAAAAGAACTCTATTAGGTTTTCTAACTGCGAATTCTACAGGATTCTCTTCTTTGACTGTTTTAATAGTTTTAACTACTTCGCCTTGGTCATTTTTTGACTCTTCGATTTGTTCTTTTTCAATTGTTTCAATAGCTTTGAATTTGTATAGAAATTTAAGTGGTATCATATTTGTTCTCCTGTTTTTTCATCAAAAAAAGATTTAACTTTCTTAAAGTTAAGTTTACCAGCAATTGTTCTGACGAAATTTTCTTTTCTTTTAATATCCCATGTTTTGTATATGGATATAAATTTATCACTAATTAATGTTTCTAGTTTTGGACTGTAGATTTTATATTCTTGAGAAAGAGCTCTTTGTATAGATTGCAAGTTTAAATTAGCTTCAATTATGCTTTGAGCTGGAAAATTAAATGATATTTTTTTCATAAAGAAATTTTAAATTGTTCAAGGTCTTGTTCTATTTCTCTAATTGTATCATTACTATAATCTAAAATCCTTTTACGAATTTTATTATATTTCTCTTGTGAAATTGAAGGATTTTCTTTAGCAAGATCTTCTAGAATTATAAAATAGTTCTTAAATAAAGAAGTAATCTTTCTTCTTATCTGAAACGATAGATAGTCTTGTTCCTTTGACATAAACCTTTAACCTTAACTTATTATATATGAAAAAATATAAAAAGTCTATTTTATTATTCGACTTGAATAGAACCAGCGCTAGTAATTGGGGCTTCTAATGTTACAGAAGCAGATTGAATTCCATCCAGACTTGTATTAGCTGTGAAATTTACAATTTTTGCATTAGTAATTGAATATGTATAACTTCCGCAAGCAATACTTACACTTATATCGTCATCAGGATCAAATAGGGGATCTGCTCCATCTTTTAAAATGATATCTGCTTCTACTGTTACTTTGGGTGGGCCAGAAACAAAAATTCCTACTGACTCTAACGAACCTAATACGTTCACATATTCGCGTGGAATATCAACTGTAAATGAAAAAGATCTACATTGATATGCACCACCAAGACTAACTGTAATTTCATCTGGTCTAATTATATCAGTCGCAGCATTTGTACCTACAGCTGGATAAGTTGGATTTCCAGCACTATAAGTTGCATTTAAACCTTGCACGCTAACACTTGCTATTGGTATATTACCTACTGAACCCTCAACAGAATAAGAACTAATTACTCCATTAGAAATTGTTAATGTTCCTGCTCCCACTAAAGTATATGTTTTGCCAACTACGTCAGATAATAAAGTAGTAAAATTATTTAAACCTAATGTTGAACCATTGCTTGCTCCAGCAGCAAGAGCATAAGAAAAATCTAATTTTACAGTTGCTGGCTCTACTTGAACATTATCAATTGGAAAAAGATTGCCAAATTCGTAAACTAATTGACGACTAACGCTAAAATCAACATTTGCACTTTGAGCAAAATTAATCTCTGTTCCGCCAGCAGTTATTTTCTGTGCGGGATAATAAGTTATATTTCCCATACACTTTTAAAAAATAAACTTCTTAACCAGGAATTTGAATACTAGCGTTAGATTTAACAGGAGCTTCTAATGTGATAGATGCAACTTGAATATCATCTAATGTTGTATTAGATGTAAAGTTTGCAATCTTTGCATCGGCAATAGTATAAGTTAAAGTTCCGCAAGCAATACTTACTGCAGTCTTAGTATTGTTACCAAATTTTGGATTTGCGTTATCTCTTAGTATAATCTCTGCTTCTACTGTTACTTTGGGTGGTCCACTTAGAATATTTGAAATTGGAGTTAATGCTCCTAATTTATTTACATATTCGCGTGGAATATCAAGAGTATAAGAGAATGATCTACATTCGTAAACTGTTCCGCCAAGAGTTACTGTGATTTCGTCTGGACGAATAACATTAATATCATTAGCTGTGCCTGCTGGATAAGTTGGATTTCCAGCAACGTATGTTGCATCAAGAGCTTGGACGCTAACTGTTACAGTTGGTACATTTCCTACTGAACCTTCAACGGAATAAGAGCTAATTATTCCACTAGGAATTGTGAGTGCACCTGCACCACTTAATACATATTGTTTGCCAGCTACATCAGCTAGTAAAGTATCAAGATTATTTAAACCTAATAGAATGTGATTATTTGTCCCAGTAGAAAGAATATAAGAGAAATTTAATGTTGCAGTTGGTGGTTCGACTTGAATGTTATCAATTGCGTAAAGATTACCAAATTCGAAAACGTCTTGACGACTAATGCTAAAATCAACATCTGCGCTTTGAACTAGATTAAGTTCTGTGCCAGTGATGGTTAGTTTTTGTGCTGGATAGTATGTTACATTGCCCATATATTTTTTCTCCTATAAATTCATCTAAAATTACATCAAATTATCTCACTTGAGAACTTTTAATTCAAATTTGCTCTAACTTTACTTAGAGTAAAATCAATAAAAGCGGGGTATAGTACGTTTTTATAATTAACGCTATTAAATCCCACATTGGGGACTTTACTTACCCTAACTTCTTCAATATAAAGCTTATCTGTGCTATTTACCTTATTACTTACTATATTATTATAGTTATAATAGCCACTTGTAAAATTGCCTAAATTATCTAGCCCTAAATCACTAGATTCTATTGTATATACAAAAGTATTAGCTGTATCTCTTAAAATTGAACAAACAGCATCTAAATTATATAAATTATCAGCTAAAACAATAACTCTTATATCTAACATTGAATTTTTAATGCCACCAAAAGCAAATGGGTCATTCATACTGCCATTATTTTTAATGAAAATTGATGGTATAGTTTCAACATTATCAGCTAAACCAGTTAAACTTTGAGCTATTTTTGGCCTTATTTTATATTGAGTTTCAAATAATATTTCTTCTTCTGGTTTATTAGTTAAATATATATTAAAATCTTTTACAGCATATCTACCACTTAAATTGCCACCAGCAGCTCCACTAATATATGCTTGACCTCTATAATGATTAATTCCTACTAAATTACCACTATTAACAGGAGTGAATGTATTACCAATATAAACTCCAGACATAATATTAGCACCACTAATTGAACTATCAGCTATAATTTGTCTAAATGGTAAAGCATAAGTATTATAAGAATAATAACTACTTTGAATAGGATATATTTGACCGCTATAATTAGTAAAAGCTTCTCCTTTAGAACACAATTTATTATCAATAAATAGCATCATACTAGAAGTAACTAAATTATCAAATTGTATTTTCACTTAATCTTCTTTACACTTTTTAAGAAATTACTAACTATATCTGACATATATTTCGTTGGTTTGAAATTGGCAGATCTAACATTTTCTGATGATTGAACACCTGTTCCAGATCTACCTTTAGAGAATTTTTTGCTAATATAATTACTAAAACCAGATATACCTTTTTCTACATTAATTAACCAACTATTACCAGGTTCCCAAGGCATAGGAGTTAAACCATCTAATTCTTTTTGTGTTGGATATGATACTTTATAGTTTATAACTATTTTTGATCTACCAATTTCTGTTTTTAATTTTTTGACTTGAAATGCATTTTTTAAGAAACTAGAAACTGGCGCTATTGGATTAGATCCTCTTTCAAATCCTATAAAACTAAAAAGATTTCCTTTTCCATTTAAAGTTCCAGATGAATTACTTGCTTCTGGCCCTCCTTCGATTTCTTTAGTAACTGGATGTTCTTCAAATTGTTCTATAAAATTACTTTTAGCTTCTTCTACGCCATTTTGAACTTTTTTATCAACTAGATTTTCTAGTTTTTTTACATTTTTAATCTTCTCTCGAATAGAAGTATAGTCTACACGACCCATATTATTTTGTTTCTTCTAGATAGAATAAATAATATTTTAACCCTTGATAATTTTTAACTATATCTGTGCTTACTACATTGAAACTTTTATCATCAAAAGTAATTTTTTCTGTTTTGCCATTTAATATATAGTTTCTAGTATCGTTTTTTACTTTGATTGATACGATTGGGTTATTTGTTTTAATTTGTATTTGTTCAACTAGATCTTGACTATTTCTATCTTCATATTTAACTATAGCATAAAAATTTTCACTTTGCGAAACATATTCGATTTGTTCTTCTACTGAATCAGTTTGATATCCTACTATTTGTGGATTAGTAGTTGATATAATTATTCTTTTTACTGGAGTTTTATGAACAGTTATTAATCTTTTGAAAGTATCAAAATGATCATTTACGGCCTCTTGATAAGCGGCTATTTCTGCGCTAAGTATTAGCGATGCCATATTATAAATTTTCTATGCTTCTCCCATGAGAATTACCATACATAGAAGGATAATCCAAGCCTTCTATAGTATCATCGCCAGCAACTTGTAATGGATTGATTTCGTTTAAATTATAGTTTTTAGTTAACATTTCTAATTCTGCAACTTCTTGTTTTTTTAATTCAACAAAATTTAAACCAAGTTGACGAATGAATTGAGTATTGGCTTTTATTGTTTCGTTTGCTGTTTTTGTGCTACTTGATTTTTGATAAGTAAAACCATTTTCTGAAATTTGTATAGTGTCTGCATTATTTATTCCAGTCGTTGCTATATCTGTATTTACTAGATTAATGTTTCTAGATTTTCCAATAAGATTAATAATCTGCCTGTCGTAATAATGTATATTATACATTTTCTTAAATATTGATTTTTCTGTTATTGTAAAGGTTTCTGGGCTTATAGCATCTACTTCTAAATCTAGAGTATTTATAGCATATGTTTTATTAATTAAAATATTCAATTTACCTAGATTAGTTCGTAACCAAAAAGCTATACTAGATACGCTAATATCACTTGGCTCGCCTAATTCACGGTATACTTCGTCTGCAATGTCTACAATTTTAGTGGTCATATAATAGATATTACACTATATAAATATAAAATTAATACATTAAATAAACTGGTGGCGCATTAACAGTACCACCAAATATATAGTTAGATTGAGGAACTGAATTAAGATTATTAGGTAATGGATATCCCATACCAGTAATAGATAAATATCCAGGTTGATTATAACCAACAGGGAAAACTCCGTTTCCACTACTGTAATAAGTCGAACCTGTTGGCGTACCAAAAACATGAAGATTCGGTGGAGCAACAGCTGAGTAAATAAGAGCTCCTGTATATTGAGAACCACTAGCAAATCTTGTTGCTGCGGTTATATACCATCCTTTTTTATAAAATTTTGAAAGAGTTCGTTCTTGGACTCTCTCATTTGCATTATAAGATGTATTTCTTTGAATTACAAAAGATTCCATTAATACAGCATTTTCTAATCCACTAGTTGCATCATATATACCCATGACTAATGAACCTGATGTTTGTGGACCAGAAAAACTTGTGGTATAAAAACTTGTAGTTAAACCCATATTTGTACCAGTCATATTTGTTGGTAAATAATATGGATATAAACTCATATAACCTGAGCTTGCTGTATAAGTCGCTGGTGCACCACCTAAAGTTGAATAATTTACTCCTTCTGGCAAATATACTTTTTTAGATGTTGTTATTTTAGGAAATGGTGGGCGTAGTGATGAATATATAGAATTACCACTTATAGTAATATCTCCATTTAGATTTAAATTACCACTAATATTTACTTCAGTTGCAAAAGTTTTAACTCCAGAGATAGTTTCATTTCCAGTTTTATGAACAACTTCTGCATCCATAGCAATGAAGTCATTTTTACCTGTTGGTAGTTTTAAAAAAGAACCATTAGATACTAATGTGTTGCCTTGTTCAGAAAATGCAATTGTTAAATTAGACAAATCCGTTGTTTGTGTTAATTGTAATTCGCTATCAGTCCAACTTGCTGTATGATATGCATCATTTGGACTATCATACATATATAATATTGCACTTGCTGTTGATGGGTCGCCAAATTTTATATTTCCATTTACTTCTAATTTTTCACTTGGTGAAAGAGTACCAATTCCAATTTTTTCAGTATTTTCTCCAATTACAATATTATTGTTTCCAAATCTCGCATAATAAACAGCATCATCAGATACATCTATAATTTGAAACTCTTGGTTGTTGCCATTGGCATATTCTTCTCTTCCTTCCATTCTAAAGTTTATTTTTTTATTATTAGATGATTGTAATCCAAAATCTGCTAAATCTAAACCTTCATTAACTACTGTAAAGCCATTTGCTCCATTTTCATTTAATATTTCAACTCTTGCTGCTCCAAAAGTTCCAGCAGCAGAACGTATAATAAATGGCCCATTATCTATCTCTAGACCAGAATTTTGTGGTTTTATAGAAATATTTAAAGTTCCATTTGTAAATGTTTTTGTACCGCTAATATTTTGATTTCCAGTTGTGAAAACAATATTACTAGATGTTGAATTTATATAACCACTAAGATTGTTTATTCTGGTATTTAAAGTAGAGCCAGTGCTTATTAGATTAGTGATAGTTGCATAAGTACTAGAAGCAGATGAAGTCGTAAGATAATTCCCAGTCAATGTACCACTCAATGAATTTATTCTAGTGTTTAATGTACTTCCAGTAGATGCAAGATTTGTGATGGTAGCATAAGTACTTGAGGCAGAAGATGTAGTTAGATAATTTCCTGTAAGAGTTCCACTCAATAAAATTATTGAATTATTTAAAGTACTACCAGTCGAAGCTAGATTAGCTACTGTTGCGTAAGAACTTAAATTAACTCCAGTAAGTACTGCGTTGCCATTAACAAAAAGTCCACTAGTAAAATTACCGCTTCCATAAACTGTGAAATTATTACCAGAAATAACTAAAAAGTCACCTTGCGTTGAGTCGCCAAATGTTGTATCTTGAACAAAAGTTTTGTTACCAGATATTGTTTGATTTCCAGTAGTAAAAATAATATTACTAGCTGAAGAATTTATATAGCCGCTGAGATTATTTATTCTGGTATTCAAAGTAGAACCAGTGCTAGCAAGATTAGTAGCCAACGTATTACCAGTTGATGCGAGATTAGTAATGGTAGCGTAAGTTGATGTTAATGTACCGCTTAATGAATTAATGCTAGAGTTTAAAGTTGAACCAGTTGACGCAAGATTAGTAATAGTGGCATAATTAGAAGTCAACGTTCCGCTAAGTGAATTTATTCTAGTATTTAATGTATTTCCAGTAGATGCAAGATTTAAGATTGTAGCGTAATTTCCAGTAAGAGTTCCGCTTAATGAATTAATACTAGTATTAAGAGTGTTTCCAGTAGAAGCAAGGTTAGTAGCTAAAGTACTACCAGTGCTTGCGAGATTTGTTATTGTTGCATATGTAGATGTTAAAGTACCGCTAAGAGAACTGATTTTTTGTTCTAATGTATTTCCAGTACTAGCTAAATTTGTTATTGTACTAAATTTATTATCTGCAACTCCACTATAAGCTTGAATATCTTGTACAGAAGCAATGTCAGGTAAAGTTGAAAGGTCACTATTTCTTGTGCTAATTCCAAATTTAAATTTATTAACATGATCAAAACCAATAATTGGACCAGTACTATTTATTCCAGTTAATCCAGATCCAGTAACAAAGAAAATTCCACCATCTACTGCGCCACCAGTAAGATTCAAAATAAGATAAGGACTTTGAACATTAAAATTATTAGTACTAACGATGGTTTCAGTTCCAGTAACAAAAAGATTATTAATATAAACATTATCTCTAAAAGTTTTAACTCCACCAACGCTTTGATTTCCATAAAGTAAAACTGAACTGCCACTAAGTGAATTTATACTATTT